GTAGTAACTACATAAGGATTACAAGCATCTGTTCCTGTAGGTGCTGACCAATCTGTTTGGTTAAATTCAAATGATACACCTGCATAAATGTTATAAACACTTTCAGTAGTTAAAGTAGAAACACTATTATCTGTTTCATTATTACTTCTAATTGCAAAATAAAAGTTTTCTCCTGATAAATCTGCAAAGTAATACTTTAAATCATCATTACTAAATGTATAGTATTGCCAAGTATTTGTTTGATGACCAAAAGATGTAGTAACACAGAAGCTATTTGTTTCAGTTATACCACTAGAACCACTAAAAAATATTGTGTAATTTTCAGGTGGGCTATCTTCAAATCCATCAGAACTTAATATACCAATAGTTATAGTTCCTGCGTTATTATCTGTTGTGAGGTTTTGACCATAAGCAGGTTGTGTTGGAACATGGTCTGCCAATACAGGCATAGGATAAATAAGTAAGCCTACTACTAATAGTCTAAGGAAGGTATTTATTTTTGATAGCATATCCTTACATTAAGGCTTGAACTAAAACAGCTAGTGAAGCTACTGCTACAACCCAACCACTCAATTCGGCTCTGGAAATTTTTGAATTAACTTTCTCGTGTAGTTCGTCTATTCTATCGTTTATTTTATCTTGTCCGTCTAAAATCATTATTAGCATTTCTTTCTGTGTAAAGCCATTTCCATTATGTGAGTTTGCCATTGTTATCCTTTGTTGGGTACTGAATTAAATACTTCATTTACTTCTTCCCAAGTTAGCTTTCCATCATCAATATATTTTCTAGCTAGTCGTTCAACAACATGAGCAACACCCATAATCCCTGCTAATAAAGCAGATTGATAAACGTCTATTCCTACTAAAGAACCAGCACCTAGTATCGATAATGCTTGTGCAATAAACACAGCAACAATTCGTTTAAATATACTACGATAAATAGCCCAGTCGATATTCATATCCATAAAGATATTTATACCACAAAATAAACTATGGGAAAATTATACATTACATGTATAAAATAAATAAAAAAAACCGGAAATTTACGAAAACTTGTTTTTGGCTCTAAGCGATAAAAGCACTCAGTTTCAATCTAACCAAATATTTTCATAATCTGCTGTAACAATGCCTTTTGTAGGGTTAACAAACATCATTCTTTGAGCAGGTAATCCTAAAGCACCTAACATTTCAGCAGCATAATAGTTATTAGATTCAGGTGAAGGTGAACATCTCATAGTTATACCTGCGTCTGTCCAAGTTAATTGTTGATGCCAATGACCAAAAGCTACATCTTTAAAATCTGGAAAAGGCATATCAGGTTGTGAACCTAATGCTTTCCAAGCTACAACTTTCTTTTTGACACCGTACCATGGAATACCTAACTGACCACGGAATTGGTCACCATGAATTAATAAGCAGGAATATTTACCAATTTTATCAACAGCATACCAACCTCTATCTCCTTCAAATTCTTCAGGATTTATCCACTCTAATCTTTTTTCATCTCTGAACATTAGTTTGGTTGTTTCATAAAGTATTCTGTCAGCGTTATCTTCAGGATGAAAAGTTCCATATCTTCCAATTCTTCCGTGATTACCAATTACCGAAGTTACTTTAACTTCATCAAAAGTAGCTAACATCTCTCTAATAAAATTAGTTAATGTTTCTAATCCGTTTTTCATAATCTGTCTGTACAATCCAGAGTCAATAACCCATGCCTGACCTGGGAATATATCAACACCTTCTACAATATCCCCTAATATCCAAATATGTGCTTTTTTAATAACATGGGATTTTCTATGTATAGCAGTTATTTCTTGAACTTTTTTAGCATACTGTTCAATTCTTTCCTGACATATTGCAGAGTTGTAAGTCGGTGTTTTTTTGCCCATTTGCCAGTCGGCTAGAGTTATTACAGCCACTTCTTCATTTTTACTTTTAGCAAATGTTAATTTTGGTGGTTTTACTTTTGGTATATCAACATCTGCTATTGCATCTTTAACAGCACTATAAATAGCTTCAGATAATTCATCTTGATTATTTTTAAGTTTGTCATTTTGTTTATGCAGCCTGTTGATTGTCTTTTGCATATCTTTAATCTTGTCAGATTCAGATTCAGCAATTAATTGTGCAATTTCTTTTTCACTAAGTGTCATGTACGCTCCTGTTATAAAGTTAGTTCGTTAGCTTCAACTTTTATTACTGCTCTTCTAAAGGCATCTAGTGAACCTTTAAAGTTAAATTTTTCTTTACAGATTTTAAAAGCTGAACTGTACGGAAATCTTGTCTTAGATTCAGCACAATGCTTTGCTAAAGCGTGAACATACTGTTTACCATTGTCATCCATCTCATGTATACGAGATTTTTGTCCAGTATTGCTGAAAGTACTATCTATAAGAGATTTAAGTTCATTTTCGTCCATATTTCCTCCTTAAATATATTAAGGACATGATAGCACATAAAATGCACTTTAAGCTACTTTAGGAATATATTATTTCTTGCTCATTTTCCAAGTACCGCCCTTTGACTTGTATCTTTTTGCAGCCCATGCGTTTGCGTATGCACTTGGATAAACATCAAACTTAGATTTTGCTTCAGCAATAGAAGAAGCCCATAATTTTGGTTTACTTGGAACTGGTTTAGCTTTGTAAACACCTACAACTAATTTTTTCTTCTTTTTTTTCTTCTTATAATTCCAGTCTGTACTATCTACATGAACATCTCCTGGAGTTAAATCTTTTTTAACATTTTTATAACGCTCTAACATCCTTCTACCTTTAGCAGCTAATTTTGCAGCGTCTGAACGATTTTTAGGAACAGGTTCGCCCCAAGCATTTGCAGCTAAAGCAAGTCTTGTTGGTTCGCCATTAGGTTTTGTCATAGCACCACTAGGGTTTGTATAAAATCTTGTTAAGAAAGAACCTTTTCTTCTCATTTTCTCTGGTGTATTAGCAGCACCTTTGACACCAGGTTTTAAGTTAGCTCCTTCAGTTCTTTTGAAATGTGCACGACCAGCAGCAGTCAATCCACCTTTAGGATTTTTTAATCTTTTACTGACTTTTTTTTTTGATTGTGCGATAGCGATAGCCATAGCTTGACCCCTATCAGTTACAAGTTTTCCTTGTGCGTTTTTTAATTTTTTAGCATAAAATTCACGCATAACCATACCAATTTTATCTTTTCCTGCACCTTTACCCACAGCTTTTTGTGATTCCATGTGAGCTTGATTAAAAGTTTTGCCAGTTAGTATTCTTTTTCTCATATCTTTAATATGATTTGGTGTGTGATGTTTAGAATGTCTTTTTAATTTCTTTTCATCTTTTTCAGACATACCTTTTCCTACTTCTAGCATATCCATTTCAACTAATTCTCTTTGACCTTTTCCATGAACTGAAAATCCTGTATAAGAACCGTCTTTAACTTTTTCCCATACAGAGTCATCATCTACTTTAAATCCTATCCACCAACCTGCTGGTATAGAATCAGATTTAGAAACTAATCCTAATGCTTCAAGTTTATCTGGTGTAACAACAAAAGATTCAACTACTCTTGCTACATTTTGATTAACGTGCATTTCTGCACCATTACGAGAGTGAAGAACGTAATCATAAGCTGATTTTTCTAATTGACCAATGTCGTCAATAAAATCTCCTTGTGAATCAACGTAGACATCACCATCTTCATCTTTGATAATGTTTGCCCAACCAAATACTAACTTTTGTTCTTGGTCAAATTTTATTACTTCGTTCATGGTGTAGATTTTAGCTCATGTAATTGGCATCTGCAATTTGGGTGTATAGGTGGAGAAGTATAAGCACCCATAGTAGTTTGAAAAGGCTGTCCAGCTAAAACAACATCACCAGCAGATGGTGAACACTTACCACAAGGTTGAGAATCAGTTATCCATTGAACTTGAACAGGAACACCTGTAGATTTCCAAACATCTAACTTTGCACTTTCAATAGCAGTTTGCGTTTCTGTGTTAGCTATTAAAGCTGCTCTTTGTGCTAATAATTTTTCTGAATACTGCCCTACTTGTTTATTTATCTTTGTCTGAGATAAACCTTTAGTGCCTAAACTATTTCTTAAATTTTCTACAGCTCTAGCTCCCCTAGTATCTAATCCAATGTTTCCCTTAATCCTTTGAGCTATGTCTGGAATACTTGCTCCTGTTCTAAGACCATTTCCAACTGTTTCTCTTATGGCTAACTGTGTTTGTTTTGTTATACCTTCAACTAAAACAGCACCTCTCCTTTCGGCAAAATTAGCAGCTAAACCATTAATCAATTCAGGATTTTCAGGTAATGCTCGTGCTAATTTACTGTAAGCCAGGGAGGCAGCTTGTGTAAAAACTAGAGAGCTTAAAGCTATCATAAAAGTACTATCAAATGCTTCTACTTCTTCTGCAAAAACGCTTACTTCATTAATATTTTTAGATAATTTAGATATTTCAGACTTGTAAAGTCTTTCAGCTTCACGAATAGTTCTATTATAGATTTCTTCGTATTCTTCAAAGTCTTGTATGACTTCTTTTCTATTCTCCTTGGGGTTTATCGCCTTTTGGATTGAATTGCTGTCTAACTGCATCCTTAGCCTGTTCCTTTACTTGATTTACTGTTTCTTGTTGTTGTGCTAACTGAACAATTTTTTGGTAATCAATATCAGCAATACCAGTTGAATTATTTGGGTCTTGTGGTTGCAAATAATCTTCTTGGTCTTGCTTAGGCAAAGTAGCAATCTGACGTAAATATTCTTCAAGTTTTTGGTCAGGGAATATTTGCATACCAGACCCAGCAAGAGTTGATACGTATTGAGCCAATTCTTGTAGAGAAGGTGTTTCTAAGTCGCTATGTCTTAGTTTTGGTAACCTTGAAGTATCCATACCATTGATTTCAAATAATTTTGGTATTGCATAGTCGTTAAAAACATTTGTAATATTATCTAAGTAACTTTCTAAAGCTACAGCAAATAGTCTAGTTTTATTACCAGCTAAAGAATAAGAGCCAGTTCCACCATGACCTAATAAAATAAAGTCGGCTAGTACTGTCATAGCTATTCGTTGTTCATATCTAGTTATAATACCTGTAGTATCAAACTGTCTACTTCCACCAGAGTTTAACAACTCAAATTCATATAATGGTTTTCCTGAAGAATCATAAACTCGTGGAAATATGATACCTTCTTGTGTATCTCTACGAACATTGACAATTAATTTTTTAATAGCTTCTAACATAGCTTGTTGGTCACTTGTAGCTCCAGCAGACATAATTGCAGGGTCTACATAAGCTATTGGAATACCAGCTAAATCTCTTTCTATACCAACACCTTCGATTTCTTCTATTCTTTTCTTAAAATACCAAGAGCGATATCCGTTTCTTAATATAGAACGACCTTCTGGATTATTTTTATGTGTTTGTGTTCTAAACAATAAGCATTTTTCCATTGGTATAACAACTTGTTTGTAGGATGGTGGTGCTAACTGCATAAATCCTTTAATTCCACCTTGTGGGTCAAAAATCCAATGGTCAATAGTATCTTGGGCACGCATAGGCATTTTTCTCCAACCTATTTTTCCATCATTAAACTTAGAACGCTGTTTTGCATCTTTGTTTTCTAATCCGCCACGCCTTTTGTAAACAATTTCGTGAACACTAAATCCATAAACTAACATTGACATAATTTCTGAAACAAACTCTAACCAAGTGTTAGACATGTCGTCCATACACTCTTGAACGAATTGAGCATCTTGAACGTCTTTTCTTTTAGCTGAATATGGTTCTACATCCCATTTAGTACTTCTGATAATTTGGTCTACTGCAAATAAAATAGCACCGATAATTGCATCATTATCTGCCATTTCACGATATGTCTTCATTCCCTTTCGACCTTGAAGGTCGTACAGGAACTCTTCCATTACATATCCAGCTTGTCTGTTTAGACCAGACATACCAAACTCTGACATACCTACACTTTCGTTGATATTAGGTGAAGCACTTCCTAGTGCTTTTGATATGTCGTCAAAATCTTTTTCACTCATTTTCAGGAAACCACATTTCTGCTTTGCTAAACAATTCTATTCTTTCGTCTTTACTTAAATCTGATGGGTCATTACCCCAATCAGGTTTATACCTACCAACCATGATAGGTAAGTCTATCTTATCACATACACTAGCACTTGCTAATTTACCAGCCTTATCATTGTCAAAACATAGAGCAATATAGGCAGGGTTTAGACGATTTAAGAGGGTTTTTTGAAAATCGCTAAAATGTGAGCCTAAAATAGCTAAAGCAGGTATACCAACTTCCCAAAAAGCCATTGCATCTAAAGCACCTTCGACTAAAGCTAATCCACCATCATAATTTAACTTTTTCATGTTCTCGTTTATAAGTTGTGACTTTTGATACTCATGCTGTCCAAATAAATATCCAGCTTTTTGAAAGCCTTTTGGATATAAATATCTAATATTTGCATCTGGGTCTAATCTTCTCTTAATCACACCAATAACTTTCCCATGAAAAGTTCGTAAAGGTATAGTTACTGAATTACTTAATGGGTCATAGCCTAAAGAAAACTTTTCAATAGTTTTATCAGTTAATCCTCTTTCAGACCAATAATCATGTGGATATTTATATTGTTCTAGCCATTTTTCATCATGATATGAAGTTTCTTTATCTTTTATTGGGTCTGAAACGTATTCATCTAGTTCACGAATAATATTATCTATTGCATCTATTGGTATTTCTTGTAGATATGGATAATTTTTCTTTATTCCTAATCTTCTAAGTAATCCATTCCAATTACCCTTTTCTTGACACCCATGACAAATCCATAATCCGTTTTCTTTGTTTACAGCAAAGCTAGGATTACTGTCTGAGTGAAAAGGACACCTACAATAGTATTCTTCTTCCGATTCTGTTACAACATCTAAATGTTTTGAAACTATATCGGCACGATACTTATTGACCACGGTTAATCAAATCAACAGCATACCTATCTGCTATTACTGTTTGATATTCGCTATATTCAAAATGTTCCCCACCAGCATGTTCACCAGTAACTTTTATTTTCCAATGAGTTTCACCTTTGTTATCTACGATATTATCTATTTTTTCAATAATAACGCCTTGCTTGAAATTTCCTTCTATAACCATTCCAACTTTTAAATCTGATGGCTTATATGCTTGTTTATTTCCTAAAGGTATAGTTCTGCCGTAGCTTAGATAATATCTAACACCTGTTTTTTTTGGCATTTTGCTCCCTTTCCTTTCTATTAGAACAAACTCCACTTGCTCTTCATTCATTATTTAATAATATTCTTCCACGAACACGAGGATATTTCGTCTTGTGGTGAATATAACAAAATTTTTGATTATTATACTTACTTAGCATTTGCTCACACTTTTCAGATTCACAAATTCTATTTTCACCATAAGTTTTAGATTTTCTAGCCTTTGGTCTTTGTGTACCTTCAATCATATTTTTCCTTTCTTCTTCGGTAGGGGGATTAGTTACTCTCTTACTTTATCTCGCTTTGAGCCCTACCTATCTTCTATAGTAATTTCACCATTTGAATTGTCAATGATTTGGTTAAACTTTTTTTCATACAATTTTTTGAGTAAGAAATCTGGGTCATCTTTAAGTTGCTTTGCTTTAAAAACAACCCATTGATATTCTTGCATCAGTCGTAATCTAAATCGTCTTGGTCAGCTAATATCAAGTCTTGTGCAATATCCCCTGATATTTCTTCAAACGAACCATTCCCTGGTGTAAATTTACAAAACCAGTTTTTATTATCTTGTCCGTGTCGGAACTTAGCTAACTTGAATTTAACAACGTGGGGAGATTTCTGTACTAGCGTAACTACACAATCTGCATCCATACCTATGGCATCAGATTGAGATAAGTGAATAACTGATGGTGGTTCATTACCACCACCCTCTCTATTCATTTGTGCAGCGGATATGATGGGTATGTCATATCTCTGAGCGATTGCCTTGATATCAGCACTTAACGAAGCAACTGCTCGCCAATCATCTCCCCCAGACTTTAGTAATGTTAAATAATCTATATAAACAACAGTAGGTTTGTGTTCTTGTATTCTACTAGCCACGACTGCTGGAGATACAGCACCACGACTACCATCAACAACAGTAAAACTACCTTTTATTTTTTTAGGTATGTCTTGTAAGAATTTTTTATATGCTCTGATATCAAAGTTTTCACCTTTCATCAAGTCTAAAGATTTAAAAGTTTCTTTTCCATATTCTGAAGAAAGAAAACTCTGTACCCTAAACCCAATTTGTTTTGAAGGTTGTTCTAAAGATACAAAAAGAACTTTTTCTCCTGCTTGTAATGCTGAACAAGCCATACGGATTAAAGTCCATGTCTTACCTTGACCTAACCTAGCACCTACTACCCAGAAATCTCCACCTGATGCTCCACCAGTTAAATTATCTAAGCTGGGAAAACCTGTAGGTATTCCTGCTAAACCTCGTTTATCTTTAGCTGCTATTCTTCTTTCAATATCTGCTAATAAATAATCTCCATCATCTAAAATATTTAAAGTACTAGAACCTGTAGTAACTTTTTTCTGAAGTAATAAAATATCTTGATATAAAGAATCTAATAACTTTTCTCCTGTTTCTTTTTCTTTAATATCTTCAAAAGTATTCTTCATTACAGAACTTATTTTAGTTCTTACATAGTTATCTTTTACTTCAGAACAAAAATGTTCTAAATCATCTACTTTATATAAAACTACTTCAGGAAAGTTAGTTTTAAAAGCATTAGTACTAGGTAAAGTTCTATGCTGTATAAAGTATTTTTCTATCCATGAATATTCTTCAGGATAAGATATAAAGTATTCTCTACTTATTCCTTGTTCAGCTATTACTGCGTAGTCTTTTCTACGAAGCAAAGCAGAAACAAGAAGTATCTCAGGATGTGCTGACATCTTCTGCTCCAATCATCTATTTATTTTATTGTCCACAAGCTCTTGTGATTTTTCTAATCTAATACATCTTAAATTTTATACAAACAATTTCTATATTTTTTTTTTCATAGTATGCTTTCTACTGAAGGAGAGAATTTGGAAAAATATAAAGACCTTTTAGAAAGAGTCGGATTTACATTTGCTGAAGCATTTATTGGTGCAGTAGCTGTAGCTCCACTCATTGACTTAAATGCCTCAACTTTACAGTTGGCAATTATAGCAGGTGCTTCTGCCGCTCTTGTAGTAGTAAAAGAATTTGTTAAGAAAAATATGCCAGCAAAAAGCTAAAGGTTAGGGGTGGATAAGGTAAGACTTGTTTAGTGTTGCGGGACAGTAGATAAGTAACGAGGGTTCAACTCCCTCCCACTCCACAGATATGTACGAATACGAAGGAATAGTAGAAAGAGTAGTTGACGGTGATACCGTTGACTGTTTATTGGATTTAGGTTTTAACACTTGGAAGAAATCTCGTGTTAGATTAGCAGGTATAGATGCTCCAGAATCCAGAACAAGAGATTTAGTTGAAAAAGCAAAAGGGTTAGAAGCTAAGAAGTGGCTCATTGACACGATACAAGAAAACAACAACAGGGTTGTGGTCAAATCGTTAGGAGTTGGTAAGTACGGAAGGTGTTTAGGCATCATCCTACTTCCAACTATGAATGTCAACGACAAAATGGTTGAGTTAGGATATGCAGTAGCTTATGATGGGAAATCCGCTAGATAACGACAAAGAACTACAAGCAGCAGTAGAAAGAACGGTTGCTAGTTTAGAACAACTTCTATCAATGATAGATGATTACTCAAACGATAGATATTATCGTTGTTTTACATGTAGAAGAAAACTTTCTCAGCATCCTGGGAAGGTCTTTTGTTTAGAACGAGTGCAGTTCGATTAAGCTCTTAAAAAATTTCCCAAAATTTTCATGGGGAATTGTGCCACTAAGGTAAATCATCTTCTGTTAGACGCCAAATAAGACCTTCTGGGGTGCTTTTAAGGGCTTGTTTAATACTTTTGTGTGTATATCGATAGACGGCAGGGGCAGGCGTTTTTAAAAAAAAAATTTCACGATTTTTACTCGATAGCCTCGCAAAGCTCGGCAGTTTAATCCCAATCTTCATCATAGTCGTATTCTATGACTTCAAAGTTCGGTTGTGATAATGTTTTAATAAGCGTTAGTACTTCTTTGATGAAGTAACCAAATAAAAACCCTACTAAATAATCCATAATACCTTTAAATATAACAATATAAAAGGAAAAGTCCACTTAGTGCATATTCACTTGCGTGAACATTCGTTGCATCCAAGTAGACTTGACCTAACACACGTAAACAACACAATATAGGAATATATAAAATGTTACTTACATGATATAGGAATTTTTAAAAGCTGTCAAATAGATTTTGGGGATTTTTCGGTCTTTAGCTTGTTACCTATGGACGATTGAGCATCTCAGTTATCAGTGACTGAAGAAACCCCCCAAATCTTTTATTAATTATAGACTATTCTTCCTCTTGTGCAACATTTTTTGTCTGTAGTTTTCTCCCAAATTTCTTATTGTATTGTGTACAGCCAAGATTTTTACAATATCTATAGCCTTTGATATTTTTATATTTTCTATTGCAATTTTTGCAATTTTCTATTTTTTTCATGCTCTCTATTCATCGACTTCTAAAAATTTTCTCTATGTAAAAAATCACCGACCCACAGATTTGTGGAAAAATCGTAATTTTTGGTGGGGTGGGGTGAAATATTTAAAATTGTAGTACTCCTCTCCTTATTGCAAAGGGTTGCAAATGGGTTTTAACTATCGTGTATGAATGTACGCTCTCTCTATCAATCTCTAAGCTCCAGCGACCAATGTCCATTAAACTTTAAGCTCTCATTACCAGACTTAGCAAGTGATAACTCGTGATGTAGGTAGGCTTTTGTGCTCTTATTTGAGTTATACGCTACCTGCAAGGGTGGGGGTTGTTGAATTGAGAACATTGGATTAGGTTTTTCTGTCTGGTTAAATATTAAATCTTTTAGCTCTACATTTTCTCCTGCTATTAGTCCCAGAGTGAATGCTGTCTGTATATTCATAATGCTCTCATTCTAGTCTTTAACTATTTCTCCATCAATTTCATCTCGTATAGCTGATAAGTACTCATCTTTAGTCCCATCAACAATCATAACACCCTGCGTTATTGTTTGATTAATTTCACTCTTACGAGGGCTATCTAGTCCATACATTTTGCTTATTCTATCCATAATGCTCAACGCTCTATCAATAGCACCAAGCTCCCCCTGTTGCACTCTCTCCCAAAGGATAAGTAACATCTGGTTAAGTCGTTCATATTCAACTGTACGGAGTTCATCTGTTGGCTCGGCTATGATTGATTTCATACTACGTTGTATAGACTTATATGCTCCAGAACTATCGGCATACCCTAACTGCTTTGCTATGACCTCATAACTCGCACCTGCTTTCCTAAGCTCTAATGCCTGTCTATCTTTCTCCCTGACCTCAATGGATTTATTATTTACTTTCATGTACTCACTTTACCATACCCAAAAACTTAACTGTATGCAACGCCAAACCCAAGCTATCTTGATTATCCCATAGAGAGCCTTATTTATTGACTTGTTCGCCAATACTTAGGTAGCCTTTTTTGAGTACTTCATTGTTTGCCCCTGCATACAGTTACTAAAAGTACTCGCTACTAACCTTATAAATACTACCTCTTTCCTATGAGTGCTTTATTTGACTTCTCTCCGTGCTACTTTATGCTTTGACTTCTAAAATAACTTATAAATGAGTGCTAAGTCCATACTAATGTTCTGGATAACATCAACCCAATTTTTTTGATTTTTTTTCTTTTTTGTGGGGATTTCTGTAAACTTTTCCCCTCATGTTTTAAATGCACTCAAATATGTGGCTATCGGCATGGATTGGTATTCTGTATTACCCCTGTGACTTAAAACATATCTTATGAGCTCTTTTTGATTTATTTGCATACTTCGACTTTTTTCAATTCCCTACTATTTTTTATTTATTTTTGAAAAACTCTTGTTGGTCGTATAAGCTGAAAAGAGTGCACCTAACCCCAAATACTGTCAGCTATAGCTTGTGAAATAAATCACAAAGATATAGTCTAAGCTACGTACTCATAGGTTTTTTGCTCAAAAATGGCTTATTTCTCCATGAATAATATACATGAAAAATGTATAATTATACATGATTTAGGGAGTACATAGGTCTATAAGCCTATGAAATAAGGCTTAAAATAGCCCTTATTTTATGGGGTTTTATGGACGAGTACTAAAAAAAAACTTTTAAAATAGGCTACCTAAAACAATTACCTACATATAATTGTATTAGATATCTATATATCTAAATTCTCTTGGATTATGAGGACAATAGGTGGTAATTAGTCTACAGTCGCTGTCGGAGGACGGAATGGAACTGACTTTTAGCCTAAGTGAAAAATCTCCCAAGAGGACACACAGAGCTTGTGTATTCAAGCTGACTAGAGGTCAAACGCCTTCTCTTGCGACCTTACTGTCAGATGAGTACATAAGTTATGCCTTCGGTCAAGAGGGCTTAGTCTGTTGTGTTGGTGGTTGATTTTATCACAACCATACGACTTGCAGAGTACATCTCAGCATAGCGTGTTGCACCAAGCCTGTTGGAGGGCGATACTTCAGTTCAAGAAGTAAAAACTACCAAGCTAGGTAGAGGACTAATGCTATATGTGTTAGAAATTGTCTGTGCGTTGGCGTGTAAGGAGGTCTTATTGCAAGTAATCTCCTGTGTAGCCAAATAGTTTGTGCAAGAGTACCATAATCATATAGAAGTTGTCTTTTCTTAATAACCAAGTTGCTACTTAATAGAGTACGCCTAGTGGATATTCATACGTTACATTTCGTAGTGTACTCCAGAGAGTGAGAATACATTATGAATAGATTAACAAATATAGAAATGCAGGAAATAGTTGAACAGTATGGTGAGGTCACATTCACTAGAAAACAACTAAAAGTAATTCGTGCATTATTAAACGCTACAACCAAAAAATTAGTTAACGAGTACGACAACAAGAATAGTAAATCTTTTCAAGTTGCTCTAAGCTCTTTATCTAAATTTAACTTTGATTTTGCTGACTACTGTCAAGAGGTCAATGACAACTTCAAAAGAGAAGTTTGGTTTGATGCTAACAACCTAACACGCAACGCTAGGCGTATATGGTAAGAGTACTTAAATCAAAGTATTGGTGGTATTATGGCTTATTGTTTACAAAAATAAACAATATTCATTGTAGAGTACACTACAAGACATGGCTCAAAATGTATGACTTTTATTCTTATAAAATTGAAAAAGGACTATCTATGTGGGAGGACTGCTAATGATGGTTGACACTAGAATAAAATGTCTATGTGGAGAACACATGGCTAAAATAAGCGTAATGGCTAACGTAAAAAGTACAACATTAGTACAATTTTTATGTTTCCATTGTGGTGCGAGTACAATCGCCAAAGAACAAAGTAAAAGAATATAGGAATATATTGGAGTACACTACGAAGTGTATAGTATGAAATATAAATTCAGTTATCTACGATAGGTCTGTGTCCTCGGAAAAGGAATAATAAAATGAGTAAGAACACTCTAGCAGAGAACATCTCTGCATTAATACCTAACAAATCGCTTGAAAATTATGTCAAGAGAATTGTTGACGGAGGTCAAAACGACCTAGAACTACTAGATTACGCACACAAAAGCAGACACAATGTCCTCATTTCTGGGGATACAGGTGTTGGAAAAACTCATTGTGTTTCGGCACATGCAGAGAACATTCAATTACCCTTTGTATCTATTGCTTGTAATGGTGCGACTAACCCAGACCAAATGTTCGGTATGTTTATGCCGAGTACAGAGGGAAAAGGTTTTGAATGGACAGATGGTGTCGTGACCTCATTGGTTAGACATGGTGGCGTTCTTTTGCTTGATGAAGTGAACTTTATGAAAGCAGATATTGCCGCTGCCCTCCACCCATTACTAGATAGTCGTAGAACACTAACCTTAGTTGAAAATGGGGGAGAGGTCATCAAAGCTCATAAGGATTTTCAAGTTGTTGCTTGTATAAATCCTAACTATGAGGGCACAAGACCATTAAACGAAGCCTTTAAAAATCGTTTTGCCTTACAGGTAGAATTTGATTATGAAGGTAACTCAGAGGACATTTTGATTGATGGTAGACCAAGTTTACTTGAATTAGCCGATAGGTTAAGAGAAAGTAGAGAAAATGGAACTATCACAACACCTGTGAGTACAAACGCTTTAATGGAATTTTGTGAGTTTGTTGAGGACTTGGGAATAGAGTTTGCTATAAGCAACTTTGTTAACAGATTTGAAATAGATGAACGAAGTGCAATCAAAGAGTACTTTGATGTATTAATTCCTCAAATAGCAAGTGAATTTGGAACTGATGTTCCTGAACTCTTTGTTGTTGAACAACCAGATGAGGAAACTGATACAGATGAATAGTCATGGCGAGGACAATCTAAGTTTAGATGAAGTCCAAAAAATTCTCAATATGCACGAGGACAACGAAGATAGAGTTTTCGGAGATATTGAAATGCAAGAACGACATGAGGACGTACAACGAGAAAGCAGTCGTATGAAAGCGATTGGTAATGCCTTTGCGAGTACATTTACTAAAGTAAATCGTATTCTATCAGGTCAAAACGAAATCAATGTACTTATGACAGAGGACAATGCAGGTGTTGACGCACCTGCTTGGACTGATGGAGAACACGTTTATTTGAATAAGGCTTATGTGAATAAATCTTTTTCTAGTATTTTTAATAATGCTAAAATTGATTTTTCACAAATAGCTGAGGTCAAAGGCTTGAACTACCATGAGTTAGCTCATATATTCTATACCCCACGAATGAGTGATAAAATCACTAAGCTCGTGAGGGCAAAAGCCGATTTAGATAATGATTGGTGGTATGCGTACAATGTACTAGAGGATATGAGGGCAGAAAGCTCTATCATTCATGTTTATTCTAAAATGATTGACTATTTCACTTATACAGTTATTAAGTACATATTGAATAATGAGGACAACGAAAATGACACTTCGTATTTTCTTTTAAGTGGTAGATTTTTTCTACCTATTGAAATGAGAAATATGATGAGGTCATTATTCGCTCAAAAATATGGTACTAAATTCACTAAGAATATGGATAGCATTGTTAAGAAATATGTGGCTGAGGTCACATATACTTCTGCAAGGTATCAAGAGGGCTATGATTTGATTGAACGATTTGTGCTTGAAGTAATCAAGCCAATGAGGGCAAAAAGTGGTCAAGCCTTACCTAAGTGTATCGGTGGTAGTAGCCACCAACAACACCACCATGCAGGAGCTAAACGAGGAGGACATTGGAATAGCCGAAATGAAATGGGCAATATGTGGAAAGGAAAAACACAAGTTGCAGACCAAAAAGAGGTCAAACCATTCATTGAGGAACTAATTGATGAAGTTGAGAGTTTAGAAAAACAGGCAGGAAAACTTGGTGCTAAAGCAAGTAAGGGGAGTACTGATAATTTAAGTGCTAGTGAAGTTAATGTTGAATTAGAAAAAATCTTAGAGATTGTGGAAAAGAGTCCACAATTTAAGAGTGATGTTAAAATTACTCAAAAAGATATTAGTCATAAAATAGAAACAGCTATAGAGGACAGTTATATTAAAGGTCTTGAAGTAGCTCCTAGTTTATTGACACCTAGTCAGAGTACATTAGCTACAAAAATACGTTTAAGGCGTTATTTTAGACAATTAAGAATGGACTTAGAGCAGGATTGGTTGACAGAAAAGAGGTCAGGCAAGGTTGATTTAAGTCGTTTTATGTCTACAGAACATTTAGGAAAAACCGACATTTTTAAACGTTGGAAACCTAATGACGAGGACGTAGCTAGTGCTGAATGTGTAATTCTTGTTGATATGTCTGGTAGTATGTCAGGCGTTATGGACTCTGTTAGTCAAATAGCTTGGCTATTAAAGAGTGAGTTAGACAATATAAATGTGAGGACTTCAGTTCTTGGATTTGCTAATAATTGTTATAAACTATATACACCAAACCAAAAAGCCGACAGAGGTCAATACTCTGCTTGGGCTAGTGGTGGGGGTACACAACCAATTTACACATTAAAACAAGCTAATAAAATATTGACTAAAACCGATAGAAAAAATAAGGTAGTTATTGCCCTCACTGATGGTGCATGGACTAACCATGATGATGAAATCGAGGAGGTCAAGAACTTGACTAAAAATTGTGATAGCTCAAACTTGCTATTCTTTGGCTCTTTTTACTCTTTTGAGGACAGAGGCAAAGATGAGAAAGTGAGTTTTTCACATTTTGATAATCTTATTAAAATTAATAAGATTGAGGACACAGTAAAAGTAGCTAAACAATTAGTTGCCGATATTGTAAATAAAGTAATAAACCAATAACACATTAGAGGGCATTAGACCTATCGTAGATAACTGAATATCTTAACTACTCTTTATAGAAATGGAGGACTGCATGAATTTGCAACCTATGTTTTTCAAAGATTGCCCTAACTGTAACATGAGTACAGTATGGACAGCTTTGGAACAAGTTAATGAACTCGAACAACGTGTAGAATGTGATGAATGTCAAACGACAGAAATCATGCCTAGAGTTGCAGAGGACTTAGTCAATGGTTGATGATATTAAAAACATTTTAATTTCACTTAACCAAATAAGATTAAGTCGTATGAGTTTAGATGACCAAGAGAGTACTTTAAAACAACGATTACTAGATTATTTTAAATCTAGTGATATGGCTAAATTCAATGTATCACATGAGGGCAAGAATATACGTGCTACCCAAGTGAACAATGATAGAGTTATTATTGATGAGTTAGGACTTATAGAGAACATATCTCCAGAACAATATGATAAAATCATAAAAAAATCTGTTGATAGAAAACTCTTAGAAATAGCCATTAGTAATGGGGATATTAGCGAGGACTTAGCTAAACAGTTTATTAAAGTACAAGCAGGAAAAAAATACATTAAACTTAATGTTGAGGAGGACAAGTAATGGTACAACCACCAAATACTAGCCCCTCAGCATTGAGGACTTATGTTAATAGTAAGACAAGAAATAAAATGTATTTACCAAGTGACCTAGCGAGGTCATTAGGTGTGTCTGTTAAAACAGTACGCAGGTGGATTAAGGAGAGCAAAATATTACCTAGTGTTCATTTAGAACAAGGAAAAAACCTTATACCCCTATGGACTGCCGAGGACATAATCTATGTACAGAATTGGTATCTAAAGAAAAGTAAAGGAAAACAACCCAAATATAGAGAGGAGGTCAGTACTGATGATAACATTTAGTAGTGGCTTACATTTCGGCATTATTGTAACTATGATTTCTGTAGTTATGTTTTTAGCATACGAGGTCTTTAATGTACTTCGTTTGTCTTATGCCGAATATAAATATAATAAAGAAAAACCTATTGAAGTAGACTTCTCCACGAGGTCTGGTAGAGAAAAGTTTTTCAATGAAACTTACAAAAAATGGTAAAAACATCTAGCTTAGACGAGGGCGATACTGTTGAACATTCGCTTACAGTTGAAACGAATGTTTTAGGCAATAAGATATGGCTTAAAACAGGAGCAACAACTAAGGTGAGGACAGGGGAAACCCCAAGTGGTGCTAGTAAAAGATTAGCCAACTTTGTGAGTAGGAGAACATCTCAGCAATTACAAGAGTTGAGAAAAACAAGCGAGTAGTTGAGTACGTATTTCATACAATGGGATAGCAATTTTATTAATTTAAAATTTGCTATCCCCACTTTTTTTTTGCTCTCTTTTTCACTTTCTTCTATCGCTGCTATTTTTTATTATTGCTTTTTTTTTGCTCTCTTTTAGAAGCAAAATGGCTGGGGGTTCAGGTAAAAAAAAAGTACTCGTCACCATCATGGGCATCTGGATTGTTATAAAATGCACTCATATTTTTGGTGATTTCGTCAGGAGCATCTGCACTCTTTTAAATATTCTTCTTCCTTCGCTGCACAGTACTCTAAAACTTATTGCGAACCCTTGCAAAAATAATTTGTACTCAAAAATGAGAAAAAAAAAGTTTTGTCCTCTTTTTCTACGGATATGTCTTCTAGGGACTTTTCAAAATGCACTCGGAAATTCAAAAACTTTACAATTCAGGTTGAAGGTGATTTATGTTTTACGAAAGTAGAGTGCTAAATTTATTAAACAGACCAGGGACTTTTCTGTCTTACAAAATCAATTAATGGTGCGATTGCTTCAAACTTATATCCACGTTCAGCCCAAGCTAAAGCCATAGCTACCATACTGTCAGGTGTATGACCATTTCCATATATATCATCAAAACCTGCGTATTTGTGGTCTTGATACATACTTTCTACCATAGGACTTTGAATTAACCCACGCTCACAAGCAGATATATATTCAGAAAATAAATTCTTTTTATTACTACCAGTAATTACATAAGGTATTGAATCTATTTCTATGTAATCTTCTACAACATTACCTATACCAGTAGCGTCATGTACTAGCTTACCAGGGTATTTCGCCACTCTATCCTGTGCTTTTTTAACCATATCTCCCCATGCTTCTCTGTGTGTTCTTTCAAAAGCAACTACACGCCATGGTTCTACGTCAGTTCTAAGGGTTGCTATTACTGTGTAATCTCGTTGCTTAGCCCAGTCAATGCCAGTAATGTATACCCCCTCCCCATTGTATTTTTCAAATAAATATTCTTTACCTACTTCTCCAGATACTTTTGGATGAGTGCTTAATGAAAACATTTCATCGACTTTAGCTGCGTCTATAGCTCTACCTTCAAAAGAAGGTTCTTGCATATCAAATTCTATATCCCACATAGCTTGTGAAACTTCACTTCTTTTTCTTTCTACTTCTGAAACTGGTAGCCAGCCATGTGGTTGTACTGTTTCTCTCCAACACCATTCATAAACAGGATATCCTTTTTCTTTAGCTCTTTTAAGCATTTCTGTCATAGTTTTATCTGGATACTGGTGTGTAGAAGAAGCTACAGTTTGTGTTTGAATGCCATTTTTAGACATAGGTTGCCCCTGTGCTGCCTCTAAAATCTCTAATTCCATTTCGTCTATCTCATCAAGCCTTAGTCTTTGTGGATGTTGACCACGAACAGACCTTTGTGAAGCCGTTAAAGCTCTAATCCAAGCTCCTGTAGTTAAGTTTGTTGAATATTTATTAGGTTGGTCGACTAAAAGACCTGTAGGTGCGTTCTTATGTGCCCATGCTTCTAAAGATATTTCATAAACACGAAGTGATTGTGCTGCTGAACCACCTAAAACTGTTACTTGTGCCCCTAGTGTTACTGCTTCAGTTAAAGCTAGTAGCCCTAATGTATTAGTTTTTCCTCCCATACCACGACTAGCCTTCCAAATAGAAAAAGGTGACCTTGCAAAATAAGCATCAGCAAAAGCATCAAATGGAGATTGGTGGTGTGGACAAATAGGTGTTCTAGGTATTGATATTCCCCATAATAAACGAACTACTTCCCATAATTCATCATTATCTTGTGGTGGTCTACCTAATATTAATTGTTTTTTTGCTTCGGTTTTTTCCATATTATGGTTATGATTATACCATAGGTAACTTCATTAGTGTAGTGGAGGTACACAGGAAACACATGAAGTTACCTTGAATGGTACTATTATTGTAGCAAATAAAAAAAGGAGATGCTACTTATGTCAGAGATTACACATAGCAACTATGTTCCAGAAAATTTGGAAGAGTTTATTTTAATTGAATTTGAGTTATTTGATACTATACCTTATAACACACAAAAACCTGATGAAGAACAGGTATTTTTTTGTTTAGGTCATTACACAGATTCTGATTATGTTGTTATTAAAAAAATAGTAGCAGTAGACAACATAGCTAAAGATAAGGCTAATACTTTTCAAGTAAGTAAAGAAGATTACGATAAATGGAGTAGCTTACTAATAGGAATAGTACATACACACCCTACAAACAATAGTATTTTTCCTTCAGATGAAGATGTAAAACATATACCCAAAGATATCTTTGGTGGTATATATCAGCCAATAACCGACCATATTACATGGTGGAATGGCTATAAGTTAAATTTGTAAATTAACCTCTAGTTGTTCGTTTAGGTGTTCCAGTTTTAGGAGTTTTGAAACTTCTAGCAGCACCAGCTACAGCTTGGTTACCACTTCTAGCATTAACTTTATTCGCTCTTAAAAGGTTTCTAGCTGCTGTATTTTTCTTACGCGGGTTAGCGTTAACAGTTGCTTGTGCCCTTTTAATTTTTGAATAGTTTTTTGCTCTTGCAGAACCAGCTTTGAAAGGGTTTTTACCACCTTTTCTACCAGCTGCTCTTTGCCTTGCTGAACGAGTTTGACCTGAGCCAGAACCTGCACCTTGAATTATAATTATATTTTCCATATTAAAAACTATAATTACTGAGAAATTAAGTGCAAGTTAGCCTTCTATATGCTTTGGAGTTGAACCTGGTTTAAGTGGGTCATACATATCTCCACCTTTACCTTCTTTTTTATCATACACAACACCTCTTCTTTTCGCAGCAAAGTTGTCTAAGTATGTTACAGGCATATCAGGTTTTACTCTTTCTTTAACTAAATTTTGACCTGGGTTTCCACCGTATATTAACAAATGCTCTGGTTGTAAAGCATCTAAAGCTATTTTTGTACAATTAGCTAATACTTGTGTTGATTTTTCTCTTGTATCACGGTTTGGATTACCTTCTTCAGCGTCTATGTTTTGTAAGCAAATAGCTAAGATTGGTGGATTTTTTGGTATTCCTAACATAGCAATATCCATTGATTGTTCATCTGCAAATTGAACACGTGGTATTACCTTCATACCAGTTTCTTGAAACATACGACCTAACCATTGTGCGTTATAGACTGCTTGTAAATGAAAAGCCTTTGGCTCTGTATAATAAAAAGAGAAGTCTGGTACAACTGCTGTTTTAATTCCAGCAGCTAAGACTTTTTGTATCATGTATCCAGTATGTGTTATAAAATTAAAAAACTTATCATCATAAGTAAAGAAAGACATAATAGCTCTGTCATACGGCATACCTATTGGTCTTGCTAATCCGTAGTTCCATAGCCAATGTGTTATACCATCATCAGGTGTAGCATCTCTACCTGCCCAAGTATCTAAGGGTTTTGGTAGTTTTTCTAATAACATATCTCTTCTAAGTTCTGGTATATCCCATCTGTTATTTGTTGGTAAGAATAACTTTTCTTCGTCAATCATCATTATGTTATTATCTATTTGTTCGTCTAATTCTTCATTATCATCAAACCCATCCAGGTCATCTTCATTTTCTGTGCTCAAAATATTATCAGTTGGTAATCCGTCACCAATATCTAGTGTGTCTGGTATAGAAATATCTACACCTTGTGGGTTTGATAAACCTTCAACATAAGTATCTAATCCTGCGTTCGTGCTTGTTAAACCTTCAAATGTTTGTGAAAGACTTCTGTCAACAGCATCAACTATTAAGCTAACATCTTGTTCTGTATAGCCAGTACCAATAGGGTTGCTAACATTTTGCAATAAATTAGCTAATTGACTTGTATCATAAGTTGCTAAATCGTTTGTTCTGTTGTCTGCTAATACTATTTTTGAAGCTGATTCATCATCTACATCAACAAAAGCTACTGATATAGTTTCCCATCCTAAAGATTTAGCCGCTAACCATGTGTGGTTTCCTGCTAAAATAGAATTATCTTTTTGGTTAACAACAATAGGTTTATACTGTTTATTTTCGTCTAATGATTCAGCTATAGCTTCTATGCTACCTATTCTGGGATTTCCCTTGTATGCTTTTAATGTATCTAGCTTTACATCTTTTATTTCTACAACCCTATTGTTTGACATTTTTCTCCTTTGCTTGCAATTCTAATACTTTTTCATAATTATCTTGTAATAATTTTCTTTCTTGTGGTGTGTAACCACCAAATATACCTTCGTCAGACTTTGTTATTACTGCAAAGTCTAAACATTCCCTTTGAACTTCACATCCTTTACAAATACTTTTAGCTTCATCTTCTGTGTATAAATATTCTCCATTTACTTTAACTGTTGGGAAGAAAATATTACTATCTCTACCAACGCAGTTACCATAGTTTTTCCAATCTCCTTCAAGTAATATCTGAATATCATCTATTGTTTTCCAGTTACTTGGCTTTTCTCTTATGAAAGAAGGTTGAAACTTAGGTATGAGCTTGCCATATTTAAGTTGTTCGTCTTCTTCCATTCACTACTTCCTTATCCCATCCGTAAAGTGCTATGCCTGTTGCATCACACATATCTTGATTAGCAAATTCAGTCGTTGGGTACATACTTTTTATATGTGTAGCTATTTCATCTTTCTTAGCATTTCCTTTTCCTATGGCTACTTTTTTCCAGCTAGAGTTATTAACAAGCTGTGTCGGTATGTTGTATCTTTGTAGTGTATCTATTATCGCACCAGCTACATAAGTCTGACTAACTGTAGACCAAACGCCACCTTTACCCACTACTGCTCCTTCTACAAAAGCGTAAGTAGAATATTGTAAGTCTGGGTCTAGTTGTGTTACTACTCTATGTACGAATGTTGTAGCTACAGTTATATGATTTAAGTCGAATTTATTACCTGGAAATGGTTGATAATAACAATATGGTTTTAAGTTTTCAGGATTAGTGTCGTCTTCTCCGTGAAATAGTGTTAGTGCTAGTCGTCTTGCGGATGGGTCAATTCCTATAACTTGCCATTTGATACCCTTCGTCATTCTCTTGCTCCAATCTAGCGACTGTGATTCGCCTAGAGCCTAAGTCCACTTGCGACTTTAGAATCTCTAAACACGACCGCAGTTCCCCTGTTCTGAACTTATAGTGTTTACTGCCTTTCAGTATAACACCGTTGCTCTCTAATTGGTGCAATTTCATTTCGATTTCTTTTCCTCTTGCATAATAAGCTGTGGATAATTCCAGAAGTGTATCAACATTATCTGTTGGTAAAGGCGATTTAGTTCTACCAAACAATACATCAATATATTCTTGTAGTTCTTGCCTAACTTGTTCTAAATTTTTTAGTTCATGACCAACTTGTATAGCTTTAACGCCCATGATTATTAAACTCCAAACACCCATTTCTATATGGACACATCTGGTATTCTTTTCCTTGTCTAATTCTACAGTTGTCTTTAACGTCAGGATAAGTTTTAAAAGCAGCACTATCTTCTAATGATTGCATTTCCATTTTTACTTCAGTTAATAATTTTTCGTCTGGATAAACTAAAAACTCTTTCCAGTCTTGGGTTCTTTTATCTTCGTATACAACACTAAAGACTGTTATCTCAGGGTCTAAAACAAAGTAAGTGTGTATTTGTTTTAAGTGCATATCTGTTACAGCAGTAGGCATATAGCTAGTTCCTTTTAATTCAAAACCGTATTTACCATGTTTTGCATTTTTACCCATACCATCAACAGAACCACCAAAGGTAGGGTATTTTTCACTAGATACTTTTGCCTCTACTTCGGTTAAAGCACCAGAAAGTAAACACATCATTTGCCAACGTATGTGTCGCCATGTACCGTCATTAAATAAATTTTGTAACACTACATCAATGGTATCTAGCTTTGTGATATCTCCTGTATACTCAAACACTTGTCTTCTTTCACATAAGCCACGGCTAGAAGCACCAAACCTTCCTGTTCTTTTTGAGTTTGAATTATCTGAAACAATATCAATTAAAGTTTGTTGTATCTTCTCATCAGTAACAACAATATTTCTTTCGTTTGCTAAAAACTTATCAACTATTGGTGTAATAATCTTTTCAGTTTTTTCTAAATTCAAATCGTTCATTAAGCTAGTTAGTGACATTGTACCAATCCTTTTCTGGTGTCCACCATAAATATGGTTTATCATTTGTTTCCGACCAACCAAATTGTTTGTAATGGTCAGCATCTTTTCTTAGTAAATTAGACCTATGCGAACTGTGTAGTTCTTCATTACCTAGCCAATGTGGCTTAGGTTTAGGTTCTTCAAATAGTATATCAGGATATTTATCTAATACTTTAGTTAAAACAGTATCTTGAAAACCTCTTTGTTTCCATTCGTGGCATATCATAGTTGTATATAAAACTAGCCATTGTTCATGACCTTTCCACATTTTAACTATTGGATGGTGTTTCCAACCATTTCCTGTTTCTAATGTATTAAGTATTTGCATTGATTCAACTCTTTGCTTACCTAATCTTTTATCGTCTAATACTGAAGCACTTTTAAGAAAGTCTTCATACGGTAGAAAGGTCTGCATTATCACTCCTTTTTGTAAAACACTCATAACAAGCATTGACTTCAAAATTAATTACTGGGTCATCTTCAGGTTTAAGAAACCACTCCACTTCTGTAAGTATATCATTACAAAAATAACATTGTTGTAATCTACTCACTTAGCCCTTCTTCCCCAAACACAAATGCTTCTATATAAAGACCTGTAATTTTTTGGAATACAGTTTCCATAGCTTGTAGATAAACAGGAGTAAGATTTATAAGCGAGTCTTTGAGCTCGTTATCCCACAAACCTTCAGTTAGCAATTTTGCTTTATCTACTTCAGGCTCATTTTCTTCATTTGTCCAATCAATAGACACCATAAAATCAGTAATATTTTCAAACTGTGGTCTTAGAATATCTTCATAATATCTAGTCATTTTTTCCATAAACCATTGTTTATCTTCACCTAGTTTCATTTTGTCACCAAACATAGCTTGTGTGGTTGCTAGATATCTTCCAACAACAATAGAAGAAGATAAAGCTAACCAAACAACAAATGCAACATCTGAAGTTAATTGGTTTGTGAAGGTTTTGTATAGATTTCCTTCTTCTTCATCATTTTTACTTTCTATTTCCCCTGCTGTTTTACTATATGGTAAAACTTTAGATTTGATTTCCCATAAATTTAAAAAGCTAGGAGATTCGTCTATTAGCTCTGCAACGTTTCTAAGACCTTGCTCTACAAAGTTTAAAAGAGATTCTAGCTCATCATCATTATCAGCCATAAGTTCAATTTTTTGAATATCTATCTTGAACATAGCAAAGATTTCTTTTCTACTTAATTCTTCCATTGCTAAAACTTTCTACTTATGCTTGATTTTTTACGCATTCCACGGTATTGTGCTTTTTTCTTAGACTTCATTGCTCTTCTTTCTGCTCTATTCATTATATTTCCTTTGTTAGCCAAATTTCAGCTAATAATTTATTTCCAAATTTTATATGCCAAACAACTTCTTTGTTTTGTGCTTGTGCATACCTTAATGATTTTAACAGCTCATCTGATTTAAGTGTAAAGTTTTTATCAACTTTTTTTACCTCTATTATGGATGCTTCATTTTCTACAACAGCTTTACGCATACCGTCATATTTAATACTTCCAGCACCAGACATTGGTGTTGGTTTACCACCGTAGCCTTTAACAGCTTTCTTTTCGTATCTACGACCAGCGTCTTGTGGGGTATCTACTTTCCAGCTAGGTCTGTTATCTTTTTCTTTAGCTTCGCTATTTCCTTCGGATTCTCCATCAGATGATTTTTGAAATTTTGATATCCAACTACTGCTTTTTCTTCCCCTGCTATCTTCCATTTTTTAACACCTTCTCTAACTACTATATCGTTAATTAGTCCTACACTAATTATAAACGACAGTTCGTCTACTTGACCATTTTTTAAATCAAAGTCAAAGAATATTTCTGTATATGGAGCAGACATCTTAGATTTTTCTATCTTAGCTCTTATCTTTTGTACTGTTATTCTGTTAGTCTTAACTGTTTTCTCTCCATCCCAAACATCAACTGTTTCAGTTTCCCTACCTGCTTTTCTTAAAGCAATCCTATAAGCAGCATAAAAAGGTAAAGCCTTGCCACCTGGAACAGTTTCAGGGTTACCAAATATTTGTCCTACGTTTAGTCTTGTTTGGTTAATCATTAATACAGCTGTCTTTGTATTAGCTGCTGTAAGTTTTCTAAGAGCTTTTGACATAAGTGCAGCTAGTCTTGCTGGTTGATGATTAACACCTTTTTCTCTTTTATCTTCTTCAGACTGTGGCAACATAGCAGCAACACTATCCCAAACAATTAAATCAATTTCTTGTCTTAATAAAACTTCAGTAACATCTACTGCTTCTTCTCCGTTTTGTGGTGTTAAGTAAATTAAGTCATCAGTATTAACTCCTAAAGATTTAGCCCACTCTGGGTCAAAGCTATGCTCAGTATCTACTAAGGCGGCAGTTCCTTTACCCTTTTGTGTTTCAGCTATAGCTTTATACGCAACATAACTCTTTAAGGTAGAGTAATCTCCGTATATTTCTACAAATCTATTCTTAGGCAATCCACCATCTAAAATATAATCTATAGGCAATATACCTGTGGGTATTCTTTCTACTACTACACTAGAACCCATAACAACAGTATCTGCTCCTAATAGCTTGTTAATTTCTTTTCTTAGTTCATCAGCTTTCAATGTGTACCTCAATTTCTATAGTTGCTTTTGATGGGGGCATATCATTTTGATTCCAATGCTGTAATAGCTTGGCTGATATAAAAACTTGTATGGCGTTTACTGTATCTTCAATAGACTTCCTAGATAGTGTTACATTAGTTTGTGATAAATTTTCTATTGATTTTTCTAAACTAATTTTTAATTTATTTTCTGGATTTCTTTCAAACTCTTTAAACATAGTTGTAAACGTTTGTTCATTCAAGTCAATCCAATCTTTCTTTTTACTCATGAAAACCTTCCTACACCTAATGACCTTAAAGCCCCAGACCTTCTTAATTTCTGTGCTGTTCCCTTTAGTGTACCATCTTTTTTATATAAACTAGCACCTGTTAAAGTCCTAGCTGGAACACGACTAATCATGTCGTCAAAATCTGTAAATGGTGCTTTCTCTACTATGTTCGTAGCAGCAGTCATACCAATCCCATCTATCGATAGTAAGCCTTTTCTAATTCCTTGTTTATCTAGCTTCCATAATATTCCTGACTTATTAACATCAGGTGCTAATAACTTTATACCTAGCCTTTGAGCTTCTTTAATATATTCTTTCTCTTTGGGTGTACCAGCAGTTGTTTCTAACAATGCACCCATATAAAGCAAAGGCATGTGTGTTTTCATATAAGCTGTTTCATACCCTAACTTGCCGTATGCGGTAGCGTGTGCCTTGTTAAACCCATAAGCGTGAAAGCCTTGCATCATTTCCCAAACAGCGTCTGCCTGTACTTTATTTAAGCCTTTAGCTAGACATAAGTCATATATCAATCTTCTATTATCATCAAAGGTTTTAGTAGAAGCGTCTGAATACCCACCTTTACCATGTTTTACTTTAATAGCTGATAAGAAAGCGTTTAAGTTGTCATCAGGTATACCTAGCATTCTAAGTATTTGTAATACTTGTTCTTGATATACAACTAAACCTAAAGTGTCTTTTAATATATCTTCAAACATTTCATGTGGATAATCTACTCGTTCTTTTTTAAATCTTCTATCCAAAAACTTTTGTGTATATCCTGTATTCATAGTTGATGGTCTATATAAAGCCATAATTAAAATACAATCTTCTAATGAATTAACTTGCATTTCTCTACAACCTTTCATAGCTGTCCAACCTTCAAACTGAAATATTCCAGACTTATAACCATAAGGAACACCTCTGCGTAAAGCCATAAATGTTTTTTTATCTGCATAGTTAAAATTTTGATGATAGTCGTCTATTTCTTCTCCTAAATAATCATAAACTCTTTTAACAGTTGATAATGTTCTTAAACCTAACAAATCTATTTTTACAAACCCAGAGTTTTCTACATCATCCATAGCCATTTGTGTAACTTGAACACCAGAACTAGGTATAAACATTTTAGGTACAATCTTATGAAAGTCTTGTCCGTCATGTACAATATATCCTGCTGCGTGAGCAGATGGTGATTTTAGAACTTGTAAATCTGAGAGCTTTTGCAAACCAGTTTGTAAGACTCTAGGTAAATCATTAACACTTTTTACATTTCCAAACTTTTTCTTAAATTCAGTAGCTGAATGTTTTCTTCTTTGTTTAGCCATGTATTGAACGAATAAAGAGCCTCTACCAAACTCATCTAGCCCTAACTTACTGTATGTGCCTAGCTGTACTAAGTTATATTGGCTTGATACCCAATCAACTACTTGTTGTCGCTTTGTATCTTCCACATCTAAATCTATGTCAGGTGGTTTACTTCTATCCCTAGACATAAATCTAGCAAAATCTAACTTGAATTTTATTGGGTCAGCATTAGTTATTCCTAGTAAATAACAAACCATTGAGCCGTTAGCCGAACCTCTAGTATTAAAATATATATCATTTGCATTCATATATTCTGTAATACTGTTGATAAGTAAGAAATAATCAGACATACTTACATCTTTGATAACATCTAATTCGTATTCTGCCCTTTCGATATAAGTATTTCCTAGCTTCTGTGCTCGTTTTATAACTTTATCTTTTAGCTCAACATCTGCATTTTCTGACATTGAAGGAACTTGATATTCATAATTATTTAATCTTTCAATATCGATATCGTGGTTGTCTAACATAAATTTATTAGCACGTAATGATTTACGCCATACTTCTAATGAAAATTTAGATTTAATGTGTTCTGTAGATGACAAATGATAAGGGTCACCTGGAAAAGAACTATCTGTTGTATCGTAATACGATATTTCTTTCATTAAGTCATGTGTCTTTTGCTGTCTAGCATTTGTGTAATGACTATCGCTAGTAATAATTGTATCTGTATTAGTTTTCTCTGCTAATTCTAGTAGCTGTTTCACAATTTCGTCATCTTCTTCTTTACCGTGATGTTGTAATTCAACATAAGTATGTGGATATAATTTTTTTATTCTATTTAAAATAGCTACAGCAGCATCCATACCTTGATTAAAAATAGTTTGCTGTATAAGACCGAAGAAACAAGCAGTCAAAACTACAACATTTTCAGATGAATATTTTTCTAAATCAGACCAGTCTATAAGTGGCTTTCTATAATAATTTTCTCTAGTATGACTTTCATTATTCATAGCTACTAAATCTTCATAGCCTTGGGTGTTTAAAGCAATTAAAAGTAAGTGATATCGTTTCTTTTTAAGTTCATCATCTTTTTTATCAAAAACAAAGTACGCTTCAATACCTATGAATGGTTTTATATTGTTAGCTTTACAACTTTTATATAATTCAAATGCTGAAGATAAAACACCATGTTCAGTTAAAGTTAATGCTGGTTGTTTTTCTTCTACTGCTTTTTCTACTAATTCTTCTACTGATGTCATTCCATCTAGCCAAGAATATTTACTGTGTGAATGTGTATGAAACCAATCTATATCACGAACAGTTGTTCTTCTTCTCTTGCTAAAATTTTGCTTGTTCTTATCCATTCCATATTCTTTCTGGTTCTTGCTATGCCTGCTTTTCTTAATGCCCACTCTGTTAAATCTTCTGGACACCTTACCACATTATATTCGGAATCTTTTCTAATCAACCAATATTTTCTTTGTGGGTTTACACTTAAAATAGCTTTGCCACATTTATGGCATACTAAAAATTCTGGTACTTGATTAGCTGGTGTATCTAGCATATAGATTTATCTTCATATCTATAATTCTAGTTGTGAAATCAAAATGTGGGAATTTATCACTTCTTTTCCATTGAGAAATATTATTCCTTAAAGACTTTTCTTGTGATAAAGGGTATGCTCCTACTAATCCCCATCTTCTTTTTGGGTCGTGACTAATCATTTGTTGTACGTGTTCTGGAAAGTATTTTGACTTTCCTTTTCTATCTGCTCCACCTGTTCGTTTGTCAGGTAGTTCTTCAAAAAACTCTACCATGGTTTCCTCTCTTTATAGATAGGTGTAGGTATTTATGGATATGAATATCAGGGCTACCGATGTTCTGAAATACCTACGCCTAAACTATTCTACTTAACTAGCAGGATAAAATCCTGTAGCTTTAGCATATTTTGTCATGTCTGCAATATAATTAGTTTGGAACGTAATTATTTTTTCAGCTAATTTTTCTTTACTAGCTCCTGTAACAGATATTTCAAAATCGGTACACATTTCTTTTAGTTCACCTGTAGTAAGGTCTTTTAACTCTTCTACCTTGTAAAGTTCATCACCCCAACAAGTAGTGTTAAATTCTTCTACAGACTCATAATCTGTGCCTTCTTCATCAAAAAACTCTTTGATTTCTTCAGCAGTATCAAATACTAAGTAGCCTGAACTTACATTCTCTTCTACTTCTTCAGTATCTTCTTCTACTATATCTTCAAATAATTCTTCAGATTCCTCAGTAGTTTCTTCAATAGAATCATCATCTTCTACAAAATCTACTGAATCATCTGTGACTTCTGTTTTAGGTGTCTTAGAAAATAAAGCATTATCATCTCCTATTGCAGAGTTGAATGCAGTTTCTAAAATATCTAATAAGTCAATATTTGTGTACTTACCAGCCTCAAAGCTAGTTGGTGCTTCAGGTGTAACATCATAAGATGTGTCTAACCCTTTACCAGTTCGCATGATTTCGTAATCTCTATCCATGATAGTGTTGTATCTATCAAACCTTAGAACTAAACGATTAGTTAAGTCTTTAGGCATTTTAAGAGCGATTACTTGGTCTGTTTCTCTGTCCACAACCTGTGCAAGAAACCTTTGTGAAGGTCTTACAGGTGGTTCTACACCATCAGCTACTGGAATATATCTTCTTTTTTCGTTATCCCAATATTCCTGATATGCAAACCATTGGTCTGGTTCAGTTAAGAATCTGATAACTTTAGTGCTATCAGCTGGAACGTTGATTATTAGGCTTGATGTTTTGTTAAACATTCCTTTCAAGTGTCCCACGGACTTGAAAGTGCCACCTTTGATTTGGGGTTTATCTCCCATATTTTTCTCCTTTTGCTAAAAGCCACTAAGGGCTTATTTATTGCTATTAGTTAAATATAGTCTAACCGTTATTATAAGTATAAAAAATTGTAAAGTTTTTTTATATAGTTTTTAGACTTTTAGTTAAAGTCTTTTTTAATCTCTTAGCTGTTTCTGCTGAACCAAATAAGTCTTTAATATTGATATATTCTATAGTTACAGGTTTACCTTCTAACATATAGTTAGCTATCTTTGCATACGCTTTTTTATACGCCACAGTAGAATTACCGATAAATCCATCTTTACCTTTGTCTAAATCTTGTTGAGTTTCACCAAGTAATAAACAACCTGCGGTGTGTTCGTCCGTATTTCCTGTATGTATTAAAATGAACTCGAACCCAGGAACGTTTTGAACATGCAACATTCCATAGTGTGCATTCTTGTACTTAGCACTATATCTGGTATGAAATCCACCTACTTTTCTAAACTCAACATCATAAGTTCCTTCAGGTATACAGGTTTCACCCATTACTTTCACATCTCTGTGTTCATCTTCAAGCGTATAGCACTCAAATTTTCCATCAATAAAAAGCATTCCATTTGTTGCATCATCCCCAAATTGAAATCTTACAACTTGTAATTTCATGCTGTTCCTTCTGGTTTTATATCTTCTGGTACTTCTTCTTGCTGTGTAAGTGCCGTATATTTGTTTTTGTATTGATTAGCAATAACAGTCATCTGTACTAAATTATCTTCTAGTTCAGCTATTCTGTTTCTTTGTACTGCTATTACAGTATGAGCATCTAATTGCTCACCTTGCATTTCTTTTGGTTGTTCAGACATTTATTTCCTCCATATTTATTCTAAGTTATTCTTTTGTTAAATCAAAGTTAAAGTATATCACATATTGTATTATTTAAACTTATCTGGATATTCTTTGTAATTAATTCGTTCTACTTGTGCTTTGAGTAGTTCTATTCGGTTATCTTCATATTCTTTTTCAGTACCTTTTCTAACTTCTAAAGTAAGTTTTTCTGTTTCTCTTTTATAAGGTATAACTTGAATTAACGGTGTACCAGCTGGTAATATAAATTCTTTTTCTTGTATGCTAAACGGAAATGTAATGTAACCCCATTTATCCGCTTCTACTAAACCTTCTAGTAATCTAATCTCTTTTCTAAAATGATAGAATGGGTCAACGTACATCAAGTTGTACCCTTCTGGAACTATGAATTTATATGGACTTTCTAATTTTAAAACAGATTTATCTAATCTTCCTAAATTAGCTAATCCTACATCCATATCTCCAACTTGTTTATCAAAATGTGAACCAAAAAAATTGTGGTCAAATGCTTTATTAGTTGTCATGCCATAATATGTTTGTGTTGCGTTTCCTTCATCATCATATTCATGCCCCATATACATTTTTCCCCATAATGGAATAATTACTCCTTCTGTCATTAAATCTTGAATAGCTGGACATTTCTTTGCAGTAAACGCATCTTCACTCCAAACATTGTGAAACTCTTCTAAAAATGAAGCCATTTCATTTCCTAAATGTAAATCTTTAAACCATTGCGGTATAAATCTATTTGCTGGTTGTGGTGGGTAAGCAGCAACTAAATCTTCAAACTTTTTTGATTTTGGTATAACTTCTATTTTCATTTTCTGTAATCCTCTGGTATTTTCATTTCTCCAACAATAGTATTTGTATATAATTGGTCATCTCTTAAACCGTAATAATCTTTACAAAAATAATTATCTTGCAAAAACTTTTGTCCATCAATATTCCACAATCCGTTATCTAAAATTAATACGCATTGGCTGTTGCTATGTGTAAATGATAATTTTACAAGTTCATACCTACTTATGCAATCTGGGTCATTATCAACAAAAATATAATCTGCTAATTTAATATCTTTTATTATTGGTTTTAAATCTTTATTTAATGTTTTATAAGCTACATTATCATATCTTTTTAATTTATCTTGATACTCTTTATTGTTGTCGTATGAAATTACACTACTAAAATTATTTGCAAAAACTTTAGTTGAATATCCAGCACCAAACTCTAACATCAATTTATTAACTGTATTCCTACTGTTAATGTAATTTTCAAAAGATTTAATCAACATTTCTTGAATAACCAGATTTGAATTTATTAACTACTTTGTAGTGTCCTTTTCGTATCATTTTTCCTAATTTTTCGTTAATAGGTACAAACTGATAATTAAAACTTTCTCTCTTATAGGGAACTATATAGCATAAAGGTGTACCTTGTTTGATAAGAATTTCATCATCACTAGAAGTATAAAAAATTTGTACTGACAATTCGTGAAGTTTGTCTGTATGTACAACGCCATAGTTAGCTTCCCAATCTTTATTAAAAGTGTATATCATAGGTATGTACCTAAGACTGTAACCTTTAGGTGTAATGCAAAACCAGTTAGTATTAATATTTATTGTTGCTCTGACCCCTGCTCCTTCAGGTATATAATCTAAAAATTGTTTTGGGTCATGTGTTCTTACTATAAACTCGTCATTAGCAGGATTAATATACAATTCTCCATTATGTATTGCTAGGTGTATATCGCAAGGTGCTACTAAAACGTACCCCTCTCTAAATACTTCTACAAAACTAGGACAATGTCTAGCTCCTTTATAGTTAGGTATAATCTTAGATACAAAACCGTCTTTGTTTGGTATAGGTAAATCCATAGGCATGTTAGTAAACCACTTTGGTATAAAGTTTTTAGCAGGTTGTGGCTTTGTAAATTCTATTTCATCATAGCCAGTAGTATCTGTAGTAAATTTTATACTTGCCTTCATAATGCTATTCTATCATGCTATTATATCTATTAATGAAAAATTTTCACATAAAAATACAAGGAAGTGGACTGCCAGCACACTTAGCATTGCTTAAATACCACAAATACAATAAAATTAATTGGAATTATGCTGATACAGAATTTACCTTACCTATGTCATCTACATTGGACTTTATACCTTTTATGCAAGATTCAATAAATTTTAGTTGGTCTGATTTAAAATTGTTTAATGGTAATTTAAAAACTGGTGTAAATAAAGTAAACTTTAACAATAAATCATTTGATTCAAACTTTAAACCACCTTTTGTAGCTCTACACTTTGATTCTTTAAGTATGTCTAAATATCTATATAGTAAATGCAAATATAATTCTACAAAAAAAAGTGATATTTTAATAGATGCAAGTAAGCCAGTTGACATGTCAAATTATCTAACTTTAAATCATGTACCGACTAATTGTGCTATTGGATATAAATATAAAGAGGAATATGCTTCAACTAAAACTAAGTTAGAAGCTACTGAACATGGATGGATTCAGACTATACCGACTGCTAAATATGTTTATGTTTATTACATTTTTAATAGTGATATTAATAATCCACAAGATATCGCTGATTCCTTGCCACTAAGAAATTATAACTATGAATTAATAAACTTTTCTAGTTACTATTTGCAAAATCCTTTTTTAGAAAATCATTTAAAATTAGGATTAAATACTTTTTTTATTGAACCTTTTGATGCTACATCTTTAAGTGGTAATTTAAGACTTTTAGATTTATTTACTGACGTACAAAATAAACACATGAAGCACTCTGATGCTTTATATTATTACTTTGATTATATTAAAGAAGCTATGGAGGTATTAATGCTACATTACGTATCAGACGTACCTTTTAAATCAGAATTTTGGCGAAATGCTAAAGATAAAGCTGAAGATTATTTAATTAATACTGGTATAAAAAAAAGAGATATAAGTAATTTTTATAGCAAAGAAGGTTATAAAAAATTATATAAAAACTTGAACGTTTCTAATTATATTCAATAATTTCTGTGTAGTTTCTTGCATCATTAGAAGTTGGCTGTGCATAACCATCTGAAGCACTACGTATTGTTGTTGCATTTTCTAAATGTACATGTGCTTTTCTATCTCCAGCCGCACTTGTAGAACCAGCTGATTGATACAATACTGTTTTATTTACATCAACTGCTGATATTGTATTAGTTCTATTGTATGTGTTGTTAGATTGTGCAAGAAATTGTTTCGATTTAATCGCACCTCTACCACGCCCTGAATATCTACCCATTAGTAATACTCCACTACATATACTGTCATATTTCCGCCCCCTAAGCTGTTGTAATTATGTCCTGTAAAATTCACATTAGTTGTTGATGATAACCTACAACGTGGACTGTTGCTTTCTCTTCTATTGTTGCCATCTTGTGCAGTATCATATAAAACTGTATTAGCCATATCTACGGCAGATATAGTTACGTTAGTATTTGTAGAATTACTTCCAGCAGATACAATTTGTCTACTTTTGATTATAGGACTTGACATTCTTCTGACCATTAGTAATACTCCACAACTTGTATTTCAACATAATTATTTCTACGATTAGAGTTATTAATTCCTATTCTTCTAATAATAACATTTGTTGAACTATCTAATTTTGCACCTATTTGTGGCGAACTTTGAAAGTTGTAATAATAATTTTCCCATGCAGAAATACCACGTGTGTGTCCATTACTAGAATTATGCACTAAAACTGTATTGTTTTCATTTACTGCCGAAATAGTATTATTCACGTTAGCAGTAGATGTTGAAGTATTAGTATATGTAATTCTTTGAATTGACTTTATAATACTATGTGGTCTTGTTCTACCCATTACATCATCTCCACTACTTGATAGCCTACCCATTGTTTTTCGCTTTGACCAAAACTAGATACTCTATAAGCTATGCGTATAGTATTTTCATCTTGTAAAGTTACTTTAGCTTGTGGTGCAGGATATACACGGTTATCAGTAACACCACCACCTTCAGTAGTAACTGGATAATTCATAGCTTCGTTAACTACCATAAATGTTTTGTTAACATCAACTGGTTCTATTGTTCTGTCAATATTTTGTTGTGCGGTTGAACCATTTGCATGGTCGCCAGAAGCATCACCATATTGTCCACGTTGTATGGACTTTATACCTGCATTAGGTGCAACGTTAACTCCGTATCTTCCCATATCAAGGAGTAATTTCTATGCTACCAGTTATATTGCCGTCATCATCATAAGTATTACCATACTTTGTGCCTTCAAACCACCAATAATCGTTACCTTCTGCATCTTGACCTGGACTTGTCCATACACCGTCAATTAATTTCAAACCAATTGTATCTTCATCAAAAGTAGATAATTCTACATGGTCTGATAAATCAGAAAATAATTCCTCAGTGCCATCTACAACTTGAATTACATCTGATGTTACTTGCTTAACTGCAAAACATACATTATGTTCGTCTTTAACTGCAAAAAATTTCATTTAATCTCCTTATACTGCTTCTTCTATACCCCAAACATTTGCAACTGAACCAGCACTAGCATTAACTGCTATAAATGCTCCAGCTTCTAATACAATGTTTGTTCTTTCAAGAACATTTTGCCCACTTAAACTAAGAACGTCAACTTTGTGTTCAGTTCCTAATGTAGCCCCAGAAGGTGCAACGTAAACTGTTACATCATCAGCACTTGTGGTTGTATTTGCAATGTTTAAGTTAACTACTGCTAGTGTACTTGAAGGCACGGTATATACTGTACCGTTTGAGTCATCTCCATCTCTTCTAGCTAATAATCCACTTGCCATTTATCTCTCCTTTTATCCGTTTAACCCAAAAAACAATGCCGAGCTATTTAGACTTGCTGGACTTGCTATTTGACTTGTTTTTACTTTTTTAACGGCACTAGCACTATTGTCATACAATAATACTAAATCATTATCGCCATCAACTGTAATACTTGTTCCGTCTGTTGCACCGTTTATATCTAAAGCTAATGCTCCAGATGTCATTGATACGCCACTAGATGCCGAAAAATATGCTGTTATAGCAGCAGTAGTAGGTATAGAAGTATCGTTATCCGAACTAGCTATTCCCTCTGAAGAAGTAACAATGGCTGTTCCTTTAAAATTGTCAACTTCAATATTTGAAAGTGTATTGTTATCAAGGTCTAAAGTTTTATTAGTTAATGTCTGTGAACCAGCTAATGTTACAGCGTTAGCATCAATATATGTTTTAGCTGCTTTAGCAGAAGCTAATGTATCATCACTAGAACTTACAGAAGATAAATCTGTATCTAATACTCCAGAAGCAAAATCAGCAACTTCTACATTACTTAAAGCGTTACCTGTTCCATTTGCATCAAATGTTTTATTAGTTAGTGTTTCTGTGGCATCAGGAGCTACTTGTACCCAAGCAGAACCATTGTAATACTCAAAATCATTGGTTGTAGTATTAAATCTTATTTCTCCAGTTGAAGGTGAACTGTTTCTTTGTGCAGTTGTTCCTGCTGGCACTCTTAATCCAGCGTTTGCACCATCAGGAAATTCTTTAACACCATCATAGGTGCTTCCTGTCTGTGTTACCATTAAAGGTCTATTAGCCATTATTCTCCTCCGTTAGCTATAAAAAATACCTTAGTTGTGCTAAGTGCAATTTTTGCAGCCATTTGGTTTGCTTTTATCTTTTTATTAGCCCCAGCGTCATTGTCATAAATAACTAATTCATCTGAACTAATATCAACATCTATGCTAGTACCATCAGTAGTCCCTGTAAAGTTAAGACTAAAAGCACCATTACTGTAAGTAATACCGTTTCCACCAGAATAATAGTCAAAAACAGCAGCAGTTGTTGCTATAGAAGTGTTGTTATCACTAGAACTAATTCCTTCTCCTTCTAAAACTATCGCACTTGCTTTAAAGTTATCAACTTCAATATTAGAAAGTGTGTTACTGTCAATGTCTATAGTTTTATTAGTAATAGTTTGGGAGCTTGAAGTGTTTGCTAAAGCAGTGCTTATATAATCTACTAAAGATTTTGCTGAAAATAAAGTATCGTCACTTGAACTTACTGAGCTTATATCTACATCTAAAACACCAGATGCAAAGTTATCAACTTCTATATTTGAGATTGTGTTACCTGTTCCATTTGCATCTATAGTTTTGTTAGTTAACGTTTGTGTTGCAACTGAACCAGCTTGTATCCAAGCACTTCCGTTATAAAATTCTATAACATTGTCAGTAGTATTAAATCTTATTTCTCCATCATTTGGACTTGAATTTCTTTGTGCTGTAGTTCCAGCAGGTAATGTTAAACCAGCATCTGCTCCGTCTGCATAAATACTAAGACCAGAAGCATTTCCTCCTGTGTCAGTAGCGTGAATCGGTCTTGTAGCCATTATGTAATCTCCAATAAACTAAGAGTCATATCTATATAACTTCCTTCTAAAGCACCAGTAAAAGCATTTAACTTATCTCCAGTTTCTAAAAATAATTTGCCTTCAATTAAATTATCTTTTGTATCAGCAGCAACAGTATAATCTTTAACTAGAAATACTGATTTGCCAGTTGATTTATCCAGTCGTAAATTAACATCTCCATTAGTGTCTACAACATTAGCTACTTGTGCAGCTACAATTACTGTTTGAGTATTGCTAGGACAAGTATATAACAATGGATTAACTACTGTTAAGTTGTTTGTACTTCCTGTTTCATCTGTTATTACTAAAATATCACTAGCAGAAACATCAATAGAATCTGAAGAATCACCAGAAGCGTCAGTAAAAGCTAAATCTCCACTACTATCTAATTCTAGCTGTGTTTGTGTGCCAGCAGCTGTAACAAAAGGAATAGAATGTTCCGTTTCATCTTCTAAATTAAATACTAAGTTTTTAAATGTTTCTGCCATAATTTCCTAACTTAACGCTAACAACAATCCTAACGACACTCCTACATCTTCAGCACTAACGCTCTCGTTTTCAGGTTGCCATTCTCCAGCTGTTGAATCCCATTTTAATACCTGATTGGATTGTGGGCTAGTTGAAGAAACGTTGGATAAATCTCCTAAAAGTACAGTTCCTAAGTTAATATCTATTTCGTCATTTGAAGTATCGTCTGTAACTGTTATTTTTGTTGAACCTGCATTTAGTTTTTTAAATTGTAAGTCTTCAACAGATTTTTGTTTAAATATACCTACACCAGCAGTACCAACGTTAGACGCTGTATTTGATTCACCAGAACCAGCTAATCCACCTACAGATGATAATAAGAAACTTCCTGAACTATTATCCCAGAAAACGACTTTACCATCTTCAGGCGAACCAGGAGCAGAAAATCCTATATTGTTTAAATTTTCTAAGTCTGCTGCTGCAATTCTTGCATCTGCTCTAGCGTTAGTAAAGTATAAATTTGTACCTTCTGATAAGTCAGCTGTATCTTTAGTTGCTAATCTTGTATCAAATCGTGCATTTGTATAATACAGATTAGTTGAACCTTCACCGATATCATCTGTGTCTAAAGTAACATTAACCCAAGCAGACCCACTATATCTTAATACTTGATTTGTAGCTAAAGATGTTATAGTTACATCATTCATTTCGCTTATTTCATTTTCATTAGCTACTGCATTTGTAACAAAAGTTTCTGTAGCGTAACTATTGGTTGATAGATAACTTGCAACTCTTGCGTCTGTATAATACAGATTTGAACTACCTTCTGATAAATTATCGGTGTCAAAGCCTGATAAAGATACAGTTGCGTTGATACCTCCATCAGTAGAATCATCATAAGTAAAACTTATTCCTGTATGACTTCCGTTTGTTACTATTTGTCCACCAACAATGTCTTGAACATCTTCGGTATTAACAGTAGCTGTATTTGCTATTGTTAATGTATTCGCATTATCGTCATAGGTAATTGAAATATCTGTACCTGCTTGAAGTAAAGCATCTACTCTATCGTCTACTCTTTCGTCTGTATAATATTTATTAGACCCTTCAGATAAATCTCCTGTATCTTTACTTGCGAAATCAGTATTAAATAAACTTGTAGCGTAATATTTATTAGTTGTTCCTTGTGATAAATCATCTGTGTCTTTAGAAGTAAATCTTGTATCAAATCTAGCATTTGTATAATATTGGTTTGTACTTCCTTCAGTTAAGTTATCAGTAGTGTTTGAACCTAAATCTGTTCCTGATATAGATATAGCACCTGTACCTCCCATGCCAGAGTGTGCTGTACAGTAATAATATAATAAATCAGGTGTAGAGGCATCTACTACTATTTGAACATAAGCACCAGAAGTTCCAGAAGTTCCAGAAACTGTAACACCTGTTCCATAGTTAGTACCAGAGTTATGTGTTCCATCAGAAGTTGTACTAAATCTAAAAGGATGACCAGATACTGTATTACTAGATACGTCAAATCTATAAGTTAAACCTGGTATTAATTGAATACGAGCAGTTTCTTCTCCATCTAAGAAATATCTATTACCAGAACCTGGGTTAGAAACTGTTACTGCAAATTCAATAATACCTGTGTTATCTTCAAAGTTTATTGTTGAACTGTTTAATGTACCTTCAAGTGTACCTGCTACAAATGTTTCGCTTCCTACTGTCCACTTATCAGTAGTTTCGTTCCAAATAAGTGTTTTATTAGTGTCATCTCCTCTTTCTACTTCTATACCAGCGTTTTCACTAGCAGAGCCAGTAGCATTAGAGTTAAGAACAATTTGATTATCAGCTAAGTTAATAGTTTCAGTATTAACTTCTGTAGTTGTTCCTGATACTGTTAAGTTACCTGAAACAATTAAGTTGTTAAATGTTACATTAGAAGTTGTAGCTACTTCCTGACCAATAGATATTGCACCAGTAGTGTTGTTATAAGTAACACCAGATGTTCCAGATAAACTTGTAAGGCTTATGAATGCACTATCATTAGTAAGAGTAGATATATTATCGCTTGGTTGTGTTGCACTATCAGCTAATGTACCTTGGGCAGCAGTAGCAAATCCTGCACTACTTATTCCATCTAAAGTGTCTGCATCTACATTTAAACCATCAATAAAAGATTTAGTTACTCTAGCGTCTATTGCAGTATTGGCTCTAGTAGTTGTAAAATATTCATTAGTGCTTCCTTCACTGACATCATCTGTATCAAAAGCAACATCTTGTGTACCATCAAAAGAAACACCATTAATTGTTCTAGCTGTTTCTAATTGTTCTGCTTTATAAGCAATAAACCCTATACCGCTAGCATCAATGTTATTAGCTAATTGAGAAACAGTAATAGTACTTAGAGTAGATAACGAGCCTAGACCTAAGCTAGTTCTTGCACCAGAAGCTGTATCAGCACCAGTACCACCATGAATAAGAGGTACAACGTGTCTAGTACTAACTGTATCTGAAAACTCTACAAGCGTAGTCGGATTACCATTACTATCTAATGTAACGGATATCGGCTTTTTATTTACTAAACTAGGCATAATCTACTTCCTCTAATTCTAAATTAACTGAATTTCCATCACTATCAAGTATAGGAATAAGTAAATTAGTTCCATCTGATTTAGCAGTAGGAAATAAATTAGTGTTTGTTCCGTCTTGTTTAATAAAATCAAAAGTTTGTGCTTCTCTTGCATACAAACCATCTTGAAAGAAAAAAGATTCAGCATCTATCTGAGTTGTAGTACTGTCAGATTTAGTAAACGGTATTGCTTTCCAACCAGGTCGTCTAGTATCTGTGTCTGTAACACCACTACCAGAAGCTGTAGAGTTAATTGTTATTGTATCAGATGAATCATCAGTAGTAATTGTTATGTTTGTTCCAGCTACAAAAGTTAAAGTATCAGAAGTGCTATCAGCTACAACATTGCTTTGACCTGATACAGATATAGTATTGAACGAATTAGGTAATGTTTGCGGATTAGTCCAAGTAATATTCCCATTACCATCTGTTTTTAAAACTTGATTTGCTGTACCTGTATTTCCATTAATTTTTAATTTAGCTGAAAGTATATCTACCATACCGTCTGTTTGTACTTTTATAGCAGGAACACCATAAGCAGCTATGAAAACAGGATGTTCTTGTGTTGTACCTAGAGTTAAAGATTGGTTAGAAAGAACAGACATACCGTCTAAATACAAGAAAGCATTAGAGCCAGTAACGCCAGCAGATTCTACATGAACAGTAGCATTTGCTACTTGTATGCCAGATACACCATCTTCAAAAGTCCACGCATCAGAACCACTAGCACTCGTTAATAATTTAACAGAAGTATTTTGATGTGTAGTTAAACTCATGTTTCTAACTCCTCAACTCTAGCTTTTAATTCTTGTATTGATTTAACTAATACAGGGATAAGTTCTTGCATTCTAAGACCATAAAGTTCCCATCCATCTTCTGGTTCTTCCATTAGGTTTCCATCTCTATCAGTTTCTGTATAATTTTCTACTTCATAAGAACCTTGGGTGTACATTGCATAATTTTGACTATTACCTTTGTAATCAATAAGTTTTTGTTTTATATCTTGTGCAGAGAAACCGAGATGTGTTCTTACACCACCATCTTCCCATTTGTATTCAATAGGGCTTAATGTATCTATAAAATCTAATCCTAAAGTAATATCTTCTATATCTGTCTTTAAAGTTATATCAGAACTGTTAATAGTTGTATCTACAGCCCAAAGGTCTTGCCATCTCCTAGAAGAACTTCCTAATCCAAAAGAGTTATCTAAATTAGGTCTAAAATCTGAATTAATATAAGAAACACCTGTTCCAGATAATTGTAATCCAGTACTACCACCATTTGGTCTTAACAAGAAAGTAGAACTACTTCCAATGTCAATAAAAGAGTTTGTAGCACCTACATGTTCTAGCCTATCGCCAGTTTGTACATTACCAGTAGCTTTTACTGTTTGACCTTGAACTGTTAAAGCTGAAGTAATATTTGCAGAAGTATTAATGAATACTGATGCTAAAGAAGCCGTACTTATTCTTGCAGCAGATATAGTTCCAGCGGTAATTTTGCTTGCATCTAAACTACCTATTTTAGCATTAGTAACAGAACCGTCTGCTAACTTAGCTTCTATTACTGCACCTGATGCAATTTTATCTGAATTAATAGCATTGTTTTGTATAGCATTTTGATAAACAGCATTACTTGCTAATATCGCATCAGTTACCGCATCATTAATTAATTGTGCAGTGTCTACAGCGTTATCTGCTATCTTATCTTGATTGATAGCATCATTGGCTATCATATCTCTAATAATATTTATAGAACTAGAAGATATTTTATTAAAGTCAAGCGAACCAGCATTGATTCTATCTGCATTTAATGTACCACCAGTAATGTTACTTGCTGATAAATTAGTCACAGTTATAGAACTTGCATCTATTGTTCCAGCAGTTAATTTGTCTGCTGATAAAGAATTTATCTTAGCATTTGTTATTTGTGCATCACCAATCTTAGCAGTAGTTATTTGAGCAGTACCAATGTGTGCAGTAGCAATAGCAGCAGTAGCTATGTGTTGTGAATCTATTAATGTAGCAGTAGCATTTTGCTGTGTACTAGGTACACTTTCATTACCGCTTCTATCTACAGCAGTAAATTTAAAATAATTTACATCAGTTGAATCTAATGGTATTACACCTTGAACAGGTATTTGTGAAGAAATATTTGCAAAAGTTACTGGTATTTCTCCTATCTTACTATCAGTATTTACTGTAAATCCAGAAGTAGTAGAGCCATAAACATTTAATCTTTCTATATCTTTTTCAAGTGTGTAATCATTTAAGTCACCTTGTTTTCCTAAGCTGTGTGTAATCATTACTCTTAATGCTGAAGTAGCAATAGCGTCTGCTTGTTTAGGTTGAGAAGGAGCTGTACTGTCTGCTGGTATAGCAACAGTTATATTTGAACTGTAAGTACTTTCATAGCCTTTAGTGTCCACAGCAGCAACACCAATGTGATAAGAAGTTCCTGTTATTAAGGAATATAGTGTGACTGCTCTATCACTAAAGTCTGTAGCAACATATTGATATCCTGACGCTGTAGTTGGTTTATATCTAATTCTGTATTGGTAACCATCTACAATAGTTGTACCATCAGTATTATTTGGTTGATTCCAAGTAACATCAACTGCACCTTCTGTAATACCTTCGTTATTAAGATATGTAGCAGCAGAACCAGCAACGCCAGTAGGTGTATCTGGAACAGAGCCTAAGTCTGCATATTTATCTTGTATTCTTACACCAGAGAATTTTAAGTCATCAATTAAACTTTTTGGACTTTCACCAACTTCAATAGTTGCTTCTCCTGTGTCATATTGAACAAAACCACCTAGTGCTTCATAATTACCATCTTTATCTCTGTGATAAATACCCATACCAGCTGATACTGGAAAAGTAATTCCTAGTACACGAATAGAAACAGGGTTAATAATTTGACCACGATATTCTACAGAATTAGTTTCATCAACAAAATCTATGTCTGGGTCGTAAACAAATATACTGTCACCTGTATTATATTCTCCGTTAACATCATATATTTCTGTAATAAGTCTAATTGTTTGCTTAGTTCTGTTAAATTCATCTAAAGAAGCAGTGGCTCTTACGTCTTTTTGATTGTCAGGTATATTAGCTTCGCTAATTAAAGCTGTTCTTTTCATAGTATTACCAAATAAATCTTTATAAGGTATAGAACTTTGTGTTGCTACACCTTCTGTAACACTAAACCCAGCATCTTCTCCTAATAATCGAACTTCAGAAACATAATCTTCAGCGTTAAATTCAGATTTAAGTTGTGATATTTGAACACCAGTAATATTTGGGTCATCTCCACCTTGATTTCTAACAACAACTGTTGTTGGTGTAGTTGTAAATAAAGCAGATTGGCTACCTACATCTATTTCTCCATCTGGATTAATTCTATATTCTGCACCAGTCTGAACACATATTTGTTCCAATGCAGACTTTGCATTAGTGTAAATAAACCTACCAGTAAAATTTGTTCCTGTTTCTGTAATAGTACCTTTAATAACACCACCAGTAGCACCACTGTCATCTCTTAATATTCCATAAGGTGTTGTGTTGCTATCTAAAGCAGTATTAATTGAAACGTTATTAAAAGACCTAGTTGGTGTGTTTATCATTCGACCACGGTTATCTTTATCCCCTAACCATGTACCTAATCCCCTACCAACGACTGTCATAGTATCGCCATCAGTTTCTTTTCTTAAAATAACACCTGTATATCTAGCATTAGCCAAAATAGTATTGTCGTTATATTCATCTGGAGAAACAGGCTGTGGTGTCAATACAATGTGTGACCAAGCTGTTAATTTATTTAATACAGAAGTTGGTGTTGAATTAACATTTATTCTGATGTCAAAACGACCATCACCCATAAGTTTTTCAGTAACACTCATGGCTTAACTGCTTTGACTACTTCATAGGCATTGTCTATATATTGGTCGTATACACTATCTGCTGTGTCAAAAGAATTAGCAGAAGAACCACCTAATACATAACCAACCATAACTCTAAACTTTTCAGTTGATGACCTTGTTATAGCACCGTTTGTTTCGTCAAAAGTAATTGTATTAGCTGACCCTAGTAAATATCTAGTAGTGCTTAAATTTGATTGAATATATTTTTCATTAATATGTTTTGTTCCAGCTTCTGATGAAGTTAAACTAACCTTCATATTTGCAGCAGTCCATTGTGTCAATAATATATTTGCATGATGTGCACCTCTACGAAGTGTGAAGTCAGCAGTTAGTAATCCGCTAGTGTTAGCGTTGTAATAGCTAGTCAATCTAACTCCTACTTGTTCAGGCGAATTTTTTAATAAATGTAAGGTTTTCCATCCTCTAAATTCAGCTAAAGATGAACCACTTTCTATTTTATATTCTTTTGAAGTACCAAAACTGCCACTATCAAATATAGAAGTAGTAAATCTAGTTTGGTTTGTTCCTTCTCCAAAAGCTATTTTTATTATTCCGTTTGTAATGTAAGAGTTTGTAATATCATCTTGAAAGAATAAAGATGTTCTCGTTTTATTACCAGCAACTATTTTGCAACTGCCTTTATAAAAATCATCTTCGCCTACATACCAAAAAGCAGAACCACCTTTTAAGGTTGTACCATATCTAATGTATTGTGTTCCTTCATCTGTAGTTCTAGTAACTGAGTTAAAACTTTGTTCCGAATCATAGTTAAACGAACCTACAGGAGCAGCATGAAACTGACCATTAGTTGTACTACTAATACCAAAATTATTTGCTACTACTGCACCAGTAAATCTTGATTCAAACTTTATATTGTTTGCGTCACCTAATTGGTTGATACTTATTCTATAACTAAAGCCACCAAAGCTAATTTTATTCATACTTATTTGTGCAGTTAATATCTGACAAAAACCATTTAGTGTTGTGTCACCAGTGTATGAAAAAGGAACTGTTTCTTTCATAGAAGCTAATCCAGTTAGTTCATCTCTTAAATATTTCATATCGACTATTTGTTGATTATTTAATATACCTGAAAAGTTTAAAGTACCATTCTCGTCTACTGATAGTTTAGCAGGTGAATTAATTGTTAATCTTCCTATTGTTAAACTCATCTACTTAGCAATCCTCCTCTGCCTTCTTCTTCTATCCTTACTAATTCTCTTCTAATATTTTCAGCTATATTTCTAGCAACTATTGGGTCAGTTGGAAAGCCTGTAACATTGACAGTTACATTAGTTTCACCAAATCCACCACTTTCTAATGGTGATACTTTTACACCACTAGATGTAGATGTAATTAATTCTGCTCCTCTTTCTCCTACTACTCCTTGACCACCTACTGGTAAGAAACCTCCTTTAGAAAACATTGGAAGATTTGGCGGAATAACAAATGAACCACTAGATGTAGTGGTTGTAGTTGTAGGAGGTACTACTACTGGTGGTGTACTAACTGTTGTAGGAAACAATGAATATTTACCTAGTAAACTATCTATTCGAGATTCTGCTATACCAGCAGATACAGCAATAGAAGTAAAGAACGCTACTTGTCCAGCCGCTAAATCAGGCAAACTATCATTAATTGTATTTAATTGTTGTTGTGCACTAGCAACTCTTAGTATAGCTTCTTCTTCCCTTGAACGAGCATCTGCTATTTCGTCAGGTAAATCTTTTATTTTTGTTTGTATATCTAATAATTCTTGTTCTGCTGTTATTAATTCTCTTGTAGGTTCATCAGCTTCTTTCATTGCGTCTGCTAATTCTTCTTCTGCAACAGCTAATTCTAAGGTAGCGTCTTGTCCTTCTTCTACAGCTTTTTTGAGAAAATCTCTTCTTCTAGTTATATCCCTTATTCGTAATCTTTCAGAAGCAGTTCTTTGACCATCTCTTTCTCTAAGTCTATCAACTTCAGATAATGCACCAGCTAAGCTATTTGTTACATCAGTTTGCTCTGTTAATAAATCATTTAATTTTTTAGTAGCTGAAGCTAAGTTTCTGTCAGCTGCTACTTTAGAAATCTTGCTTTCTATTGCATCTATAATAGTTGCAAAACCTTCTAAGTTTTTATCAAATTCTGATACAAAATCTCCAGCTAAATCAGCACTTATAGCATCTATTTCATTTTTTACATCAGAATCTAAAAATACTCTACTATAGAAAGTCATTAAATCATCTTTAGTCATGTTTATATTTCCTTCGTCTAATAGTTGTGGTATAAACGATTGTGGAACATTTGCTGCTGTAAAAAAATCATTAGATTCACCAAAAATACTGAGTGCATTTTTTTGGAAACCAGAATTGAAACTTGCACCTATTTTTCCACCATTGTCTGCAAATTGTTTTTCTATTTCACTAAATATTGGTGGTAGTTCACTACCAAACATTTCTTTGAAAAACTGAGGATTATTTTCTGCTATTAACATTTCCATAAATCTACCTAAATCTTGGTCGCCAGCTAATATTTGATTTATTAATTTAGTTGTTCCTGCACCTTCTTGTCTAAATACATCCACTAACCCAGCTAGTCCTGCTTCAGCTAATCCTTTTAATGCTTCTTCAAATTCTTCTTGCCTTTGTAACTTAACAACTAACCTAGCTATAAACTCATCTATACTTGTTTCTACATCTGGAGCAATATCTGAGAAAGCATCAAAACCATCACGAAGACTTTCTTTTACTGAATCATTGAAAAAATCTAAAGCAGATTTAATAGAACCTTGTCCTTCCTGTAGTCCTTCTGCTAAAGCATCTCCAACATCTATTCCTAATGCTTTTAACGCTTCTACTTCAGCTTGAAGTAAAGGTTCGTTTTCTTCTATACCTTCTAATATAGATAAAATTAACCGTGCTGCTCCCATTTTTAGTTTATTTGCTGGGTCGAGCATAGCTTGTGGCTGTACTTCATTTGCTATAGCTTTTTGTATTTCTTCTATTGTATTTATACCATTAACACTTAGCTCATCAAATCCAGTTATACTATCTACTATTCCTATAAGTTGTTCTTTTAATTTAAAAGCATCTCCAGAGTTAACACCATTATTAATAGCGTTAAATAACATATTGATATCTACGCCAGCATCTTGTAGTAATTTTAAGTCTTCTCTTGGGTTGTCACCTAATAATCGTTCTATTAGGTCTAGTTTTTCTGCTGCCGATAGTTCGTCAAAACTAGCTCTAAGATTAGATACTGCATCTACAAAGTTAGCTGTTTTTATTTCAGCTCTTATCATCTGTGCTACAACTAATCCTATTACTGCTAACGCTGCTGTAAATCCACCAGCTAGTGCACCTACACTTCTAGTTGCACCAAGCATAGCTATTTCAGTTGCTCCTATTGTTGTTTTTAAAACAGCAAATGCAGTTTTGTAAGCCAGAATACCAATAATTGAAGAAGCCATTAACATTCCTAAGTTTCTAACTAAAAATATTGTTAATTTAATAGAAGCACTTCCTTGATTGTAAGCATTAGTTAAACCAGCTACTGTATCAGCTACATTTTTGACCATAGGTAAGAATGCTTCACCTAAGTCAATTTTTAAATCATTAATAGCATTATTCATCAGAATTAATCTTGAAGTTGCTGTTTCTACTCTCTTCTGAAATTCTTCTTCCAAAGCATTAGCTGCATCTTCTATTTCTTCTTGTGCCCTTGCTAATTCAAGAGCTTTGAAAAACTCTGGAGCTGCTTGTGATGACCTTAAAAGAACATCTCTAACACGAACTGCATTAAGACCTAATTTTTCCATAATGGCGAATACATCTTCACCATCTTCTTTCATAGCGTTTAAGCCTTTCAAAAATTCAGCAACTGCCATAGCAGCGTCATCTTCAAACGCTTCCTTAAATTTATTTGCAGACATACCAGCTACTCTTGCTATAGTGTTTAATTCTTCTCCACCTGTTCTAGTAGCTTGTTGTACAGTTACTAAGAAACGGCTCATAGCAGTACCACCTAATTCAGCTCTAACACCTACTTGTGAAATAGCTGCTGATAAAGCAAATATATCAGGAACAGACATACCAACTACACGACCAGTACCAACTATTCTCATAGCTAAGTTAGTCATCATACCTTCTGTGGTAGCAAAGTTGTTACCAAGTTCAACTATTACACCACCTAGCATTTTGAAAGAACTTTCAGGTAATTTAGCAATAGAGGCTAACCTAGCCAAACTGAATGCTGCACTTTCGGATGACATAGTTGTAGTTGCTGCTAATTTAGCGACTGTTTCAGTAAAAGCTATTAATCCAGATTTACTAATTCCTAACTGACCTGCTACTTCGCCAATTCTATTTATTTCTTCTACAGCTATTGGTAATTCTTTAGATAAGTTTCTGATACCAGCAGCTAATATTTCAAATTCTGCATCAGTTGCTTCTACTGTTTTTCTAACACCTGTGAAACTATCTTCAAAACTTCTAGCAGCCGTTATAATATCTGCAAAGTTTCTAGCTACTGCTCTTGCTCCTAAACCAGCTACGAAAGCAGCAGAAAATTGTCCACCCATTGTACGAGCGAATTGCACCACCATGGGTGCTTGTCCACGCATACCTGTTCTGAATTGTGTTCCGAAACCAGCAAACGAAGGTAAAATTTGAAGCAGTCCAGCTAAACCGCCTTTTCCAATGTCTTCTGCCATACATTAATTAGACAGGATATATAATTAAAATCAAGATAGGATTACGGCTTATATAATTGGTATTTTAAAGTTAGCTCTTCTAATGGTTCTATATTTCTAATAGTATGTAAATACCAAAATCTACCATCTTTAACTATTTGACAATTAGGTTTTTCAGAATAATTAACAAAACCACCAAGCGGTGTTCTAATAATTTCTCCAGTTTCCATATCAATAACATGGGTGTTTCCTAAATTTATATCTTTATCAATATCACTTAAAGAAAATAATCCTAAGCCTTCTATTTTACTAGGCTTAATAGTTAAAAAATCTGGTAATGGTCTATAGCTTGTCATTTTTCAATAACCATATAAACAGATAATTGAATATAACAATAAATAATACTACTTCAACCATACTGTTCACCTTTCCACTTTGTATTAAAGATATCTTCATCTTCCCAGCACCATTTGCTACTGCTCCAGTCTTTCCATTGTGTTCTATTATAAATATCTTCTGCGAGTATTGATGCAAACATTATATTGTAATATGGAGAAAACTGAACTTTTGTTTGATTAAAATTAAAAGAAGTTTTAGATACTTCTGAATTGATATATGGTTCGCCTTTATAAAAGATTTCCCAATAATTATATTCTGGTAAAGCGTATTCTTTTGCTATCCAATTCCATGTCCAAGGTACAAACTGCATGACACCAGAATCGCCATTATCATCTCTATAAGCATTTACTTTACCACGACTTTCACACCAACCTATTCTTACAGCAGTTGATATATTTTCTTCATCAAAAAATTTATAGTATAAGTTTGAATATTGATACATAGATTCAGGAACATTATCTTTACAGTTAATGTATCCGTCTATGTAATAATCATCAGGCATATCTCCACTACCTAAAGTAGCCAAGAATATTATGCAACTTGCTATCATAAGGATTATTTTAACTAGATATATCATCCAATGTCAACGTTTTAGTTGGATTTCTTTTAGGCTGTTTAAATGTTTCTCTAAATTTATCTTTAGCCCATTGATTTGGAGCTTCTTTAGCCTTTTGTTCTTCTTGTTCTACGCTCTCTGTTTTTTGGTTTAGCAGCCTGAAGAAATTACTTTCTGGTGGTAAAGAAAATAAAAGCCTACGAAACCTAGTCCATACAAGTAATAAAGGATTTTTTATATTATAGAAATGTAAAAAATCAGATTCTATATACGCCCAATATAATAATACGTCATTGAACGACCATATTATTTTGGGGAATCAGCTGATTCTTCACCTTCAACTATTTTTTCTAGCTTTTCGTCTAAATCTAATTCTGGTGCTATTCCGTATTGTTGTAATAACCAAGTAGCTAAATCATTAATTTGTTCCCAAGTTGCTCCAGATTCTAAAATAGATTCTAAGTTCTTTTCTCCAATTAATACTTCTAGCCATAATGGTATTTGATTAGGGTCTATCATTGCATCATTAGCAAAAAATTCCATTTGCTTTAGTACTGCTTTAGCTGATATTTTACCTGGCAAGGTATACGAAATACCTTTCATGTTAAACACAATATCTGGAACTTCTAGTTCCTCTACTGCTTCGTCAAAGTCTTTAAATTTTAATGGTTTATCTGACATAACCTCCACTTACTCCTGTCTGTTCAGTTACTATTTAATCTAGTCTGCTGTTTCGTCAACAATTTTAAATATATCAGTTCCATTACCACTTAATGCGGATGGCACTAATAATCTAAATTGAGCTGAAACGAGAGTTTTAGCAGGTGCTTTTTGATGTTGCATCTGTATTGCCCCTACTGCTACTGCTCTAGGTATTTGGACTTCTCTGACTCTATTGTCAGCATCGCCTCCACCACCTCCTGGTGCTTGTACCCTAAGCATAACAGACCACTCGGTAAATCCTGCTGTTGTTGGTGGTACAAAAGTTTTAGTGTTTGCACTAGAATCAGTTGTAATAGTTCCACCAGACATTGCATATTTGAGATTCTCCAATGTAGCCTGAGCTAACTCGCCAGATAGATTAATGGTTTGAGCTGTTTTATAAATATCTATTGGGTCGATTTCCTCAGCTACTACAATATCTTCAAAAGTTCGGTCAATCTCAAATGTCCAACCGTCTTCGGAATAACCAACATGTGTCCAACCACTTGCAGGTGTTGTAGAAGGGTTTGCAGGAAAGTCTGTACCAACTGCACCAATGTATAAATCACCAGTACCAATTAAGACATCATCTACGCTTTTAGCCATTTTCTAGCTCCTTCTCTTATCCTATTATTCTTCTTCGTCAGAAGAATCTTCTATAAGTAACGGTAAACCTGCAATTACAAGCAAATCTAACCCACTATCTTTTTTATTTTGAACTTTCTTCCAATCACTTTCGGTCATTGAAGCTATTTCACCTTTTTTAATTGTATCGCCATTTGGTAAAATTACCGCATCAACAGATACTTCAGGGTTGATATTTACTTGTAGTTTAGCTTTATTCACTATTACTCCTGTAGGTCATTGTAGCATCAAAAGAATAACGTGCTAGTCCTATGCCTTCTTCGTCTATCCTTCTAACATTACTTGTAACACTAAATCCGTATATATAACCAACAGCTGCACCTGATGAAGTTATTTGGTTATCTTGATTAGCAAACGCTTCTTTTAATACTGTATTTGCTACATTAAAAGCCGTTTGATAATCAGGCTTATTCTTTGTATTATCTCCACCCCAATTACCAGCGTAAGCATCAAATTGAAAATCTGCTCTACCAATTAATGCTTCAGATTCATCAACGCTACCACCTAATAGAGTTATAACTAGAAAAGGTAGTGTTGGTTCGGTTGGTAAGTTAGTTGCTACTCTAGTTCCTAATAAATCAGTAATAGAGGTTTTAGATAAACACCATTGTCTAACTAATATTTCTGAATCTGGTAATGCAGTAACCATTATAAAGTACCTTTTTTACTTGCCTCTATTGTAGCACGTAAGCCTTTTCTTATATAACCAGATGCCCTTTGACCATTTATAAATCCATATATCCAGTTATCTGGATTTCCTACTGGTTTTTTAATTTCTGTAAACACTCCTCTTATACCTGTTCCATACTCTACGAAAGACCAATAAGGTGCTAAGTCAGCTCTTTTGTTCTTTGGAGTTGAAGCACCAATAGTTATACCAGCGATATATTTTGGTTTATATCTTTGACCAGACTGCACGACTAAACCAACATCTTTTTCAGGGTCTAATGGTAATATTGAATCTCTTAATCTACCTGTATCTACAGGTGTAAATCTTCTTACTTCTCTAGCTAATCTATTACTAATTTTTCTTAAAAAACTTACATAGTTTCTTTGATTTTCTAATGCTTTTAATAAAGCAGGTTCATTTACAGTTACTTCAAACACACCACCAAATTTAAAACTATTCATTCGGTTGTGTTCCTTCGCATTTCTATTCTTTTATGATGATTAGTACCGTCAAAATCTCTAACTAACCTTACTGAAGTAACATTATAATATTTAGTATCATATTTGATTCTATCAAATTCATCTACAGCAGTATCTGGTTCAACAACAGCTAAGTATCGTTCTATATTAAAATTTAAAGTTCTATTCTCATCATCTCTGACTTCACGAATATAAGTTTTCACACCAGCTGAAGTTGTAGCCCATGATTCAGTAGAGTTACCTCTATCATCTAAACCACTTCCAGAAGTTTTTTGTATGTCTATAGTTTGATTTAATACGGATTTAACTGCTCTATCCATAGACTACCTCTGACCTGGGTCGTATAATTCTCCTCGCCTACCTTCGCCTTCAGGGTGGTCGTGTATTTCTATTTCAAAATTGGGTTGCACTAAATTATCATTTTCGTGATAAGAATATGCTTCTTTCTCATGTTTATCAATAGAAGCAGCAAATGGTTTTGCAGGAGCTACTCTCATAGCCATAGTTCTTAGTTGATTAGCCATATTTAAGTAGTTTTCAAATCTTTGTCTTTTAGCAATAGACATGCCTTCTAATGTAGTGGAAACATCTCTACTAAATTTTCCTGCAATAGTTTCACAGCATTGTGCTGCCGAATAATAAACATTAGGTTGTTGTGACGAAACGAAATCTATTTCTTCGTCTGATAATAGTTGGTCGCTTGTATCTGTGTCACCGATTAGTAGTCGGATTTTATCTCTATCGGTAGATACTGATGCGTTATACGTCCAAGTCATCTTCGCCTACTTCTGGCTCAGATACTTGCTCCCATGCTTCATTAACATCAGGAGTAGATGGGTCATCTGCTTTAAAAGTTCCATCTTCTTTTTTAGCCCTTTTCTTTTTAGCCTGTGGTTTAGGCTTAGGCTTAGGCTTTTCCTCTTTAACTTGTTCTACTTCTTCTATCTCTTCTATAACTATTTCTCCAGCAGAAACAAGTGCTGGTAAATTAACAAAAGTTTCTACGATTTCAGCAGGAAGTTCCTCCCCAAAGTCAAATAATTTGCCTTCGAGTTTGATTAACTTACCTGCTGAGTATCGTACTGACATGTTAGTTTTAACCTACACATCCTGAAAAGAAGATACCTAAATCAGAGCTTATTAGCTTGGAATCAAAAGCCATTTGACCTTCAATTCTATCTGATTCGGTTGCTTCCATACGGAATCTTTTAATTCTAACACCTGCACCACCTGCACCTGAGAAACCAGTCCAAGCAAAGTGATATCCAGCAGACGGTTGATTTAGTCCTGGATTTGGATTTGAATACATTAATAATGCGTTCTTACCAAAAACGAAACCCATGCTATCAGAGGCTTGCTCTTCAGCAGTGTTTTCTATAGACATTGCAACCACAACTTTGTCCACACCGAATAGGGACGCAAGAAGGTCTGTCGAAACAATACCTCTTTGAGTATATTTTATTCTATCAAGAATATCAGCGTGATTACGCAAGGAGTTAAGAACTTCAGCTCCAATTACAAGAACATTAGGCATGTACCCTGTGGACTTAGCCATAGCGATAGCATTATTCTGTATGTCTTGAATTGGTGTCGAACCTGACGCATCCCATTGCTTAATCTGGGAACTGTTAGGTGTCCCTGACACTCCTGTTTTATCTGTGTCCCAGATACCAGTAGTGAAATAAGTGCTTGTCCAAATCTTCTCTCTTTTAAGGAGTAGTTGATTTGTGACGAACATTGTTGCGTCTTTGTCCATGTTAATAGGACTGTCGGCGTTAGCTTTAGTTTGGTCATCCACATCTTTGTGAACCGCATACACATCTGCATAGTATGTAGGTGTGTTGTCGATTGTATAACCAACCCCTTTAGATTCCGAACCAGGAGCTCTTAGGTCTGCCTCGGTACGAAACCAGTCGCCTTTGTTGTACTTGAAGTATCTGTCGGATTGTTTTTGTACAGGAATAATTGGGAATACAGTACCTGCAATATACTTTTCAGCTTTTTGCATGTACGCAACCGATATGTTAGTAAGTGGCTTATTAACATGAACATCTGATGCTGTTGGATTTGCCATTATGCACCCCTTCCAATATTACCTAATAGTACAGTTGCAAGTTCCCCTGCTGCTGCACCTTCTAATACTAATCCAGCTGAATACTTCGTTGTATCTGTTCCAGCTGCAAAAACAGCTGCCTGACCATCAGCAGAAGAATGAACCAAATTGCCTGCGGCAAGAGTTTCATCTGCTTCTACTTTTGATACACCTGATATCATTACCTTTGCAGCCTGACCTGCTTCAGGTTTATTTTGCAATACACCTAAAACAATGTCTGTTTCTGCATCTGCTAAATCAATTTGTCCATCAGATTCCATTGTTACGAATTGGAACTGATTGGATGACAAATCTTCTCCAGCGGTGAAAGATAGTACGTATAATGGAGTTTCAAACGCCATAATTAACTCACCTTTCCTTCGAGATATCTTTGATACAATTCTGGGTTATCTAGTAGTGCTTTCTCATAGGCTTGCTCGTAAGTTGTACCGTCAGTCATTAAAGACTTAGCTACAGCTTCGATTTCGCCATTTGAGTCAGATTCACTAGATGAACCAACTTCAGCGAAAAGTGAAGATTTTCCGATTGTAGAATCAACACCGTTAAGCATTTCTTCTAATGCAGAAAATTCTTCATCTTCCAAAGTTTCAGCAACTTTTTTCAATAGAGAAGCTAATGCTTCTTGTTCTATTGGTAAGTTACTGAATGTTCCAGCTTTATCAGAATACTCTTTAGAAAGTCTAGCTTCCTTTTCAGCTTCAGCGATAGCCATTGCATTATCTGCATCAGCTTGTGCTTTAGCTACAAGTTCCTGTATTACTGGGTCTGCCGATTTAAGAATAGCTTCTTCTTCATCTACTTCCTCAACGGAAATGTCAGAAAATGCTTTTTCTAGCTCGGAGATTTTACTGTCTTGCTCTTCGGCTGTTGCCTCTAAAGCAGTAACAGTATCTTCCAGTTTCGATACGTATGAACGTATCTCTTCTGGAGTTTCTTCAAGCATAGTTGACAAGTTTTCTTCATTTAAGTTTTCACTCATAATGATATTTTCTCCTTCTTCTATGTTATCTTGATTGTTTAAGGAAATTGTATCAACTTCCTCAACACCTGCAAATTCACTTTCGCCAGATTTGTGCAAAACGACTGTTGCTAACTCGTTAGCTGGTCGTCCTACTAAACTGACTTCGTCAAAAACCATATTCTGTAATCTTTTAGCAAATGGAAGTTTTTTCTTCTTCTTTTTTTTACGACCATCCATTGGGTCGGTCATAGCGTCTTTTGCACTATACTCTTTGTTATATTTTTCTACTTCACTCATTGTATATAAATCTGTCTGCTAATCCTTCATTACTTTTTTTAAATGTGCTCACCATTATAGGCTTTTTGCCATCACGTGCAACTTTAGATTCTGCCTTACGCTTACGGCTAACAGCACTTCTTTTTTGAGAATCTGACATTGAAGATGCTACCCTAGAAGGAACACATTTAGGGTACTTTCTTTGGTATTCTCTTGATGACATACCAGCTGATGGTCTACCACATGCTTGGTAACCTCCACCTTTTTTAGGTGCAGATATATCAACCCATGACTCTTTAAACCAGCGTCTTAATCCACCTTGATATGTAGACATTATCTACAACAATTCGCTTCTATCCAAGCTAATCTAGTTTGTATTTCTCTAACTACATTTAAGTCTTGGTCTTGGTCTATAAGTTGTGTTTCAAGACGAGTAATTTGTATTTTGATATCGTCCCATTCCCA